ATATGCTTCTATTCACGATATTACATTGCGTGCCTTGAATGCCCATATCAGAGCGGATCGTGTGATTGGGATAGGAACGAAACAATTCGACAGCACAACGCTTACGACTTGTTGGTCAAAGCGAAGATGGATGAAGGAGGCGGGGGACATTGAAAAAGAAAAAGCTTGAGCGCATATTGGCGGCGCACTATCGGCGCATCGAGGCGCTTGAGGAATGGCGGCTGGCGGAGACGAGCGCGTTCAACAACAGGGATGCGTTGGCGAAGCGGATTGCCAACCTAGAAACAGGCGAGGCGCAGCTGCACGCGCTGATTGAGGGGCTGGAAAAGCGTCTGGACGCGCAGCGCAGCGAACTGTTGGAATGGCTGCGAAGGGGAGGGGCGACGGAATGAGTCTTGACATGACGTTCTGCACCAGGTGGCGGGAGTGCGCTGACGGGGCAACATGCTTTCGCGCACTGACTCCCGAGGTGCAGCTTCACGCGAACAGGGTGGGGAAATGGCTGTCCATGAGCGATGACATGAAGTGCTTCAAACCGAAGGGGGAGACGAACGTTGAAGGTTGAACTTCTCACATGCTCAGACTCGTTCTATCCTGTGTGCGCCGCGAGGCGGTGCTACAGCGCCAAGAGCGGCGATGATCTGACAAACGAAGTGGGGGCCATGTCCAACGAGGATATGGCCTCGTTTCTTTCCAAGCTCAAGGCGCGGGGGCATCTCTCCCCATTTGAGCATGGTTCGGCCACGTTCGCCATTGACGGGCTTTCGCGCGTGGCGCTGGCCCAACTCACGCGGCATCGGCATCTGTCGTTCTGCGTGCAGAGCAGCAGGTACACGGAAGCCGATGGGGAGATGGTGATGCCTGCAACCGTGGCGGAGAACGAGAAGGCCCGCGACCTGTGGGAAACGTCGCAATCGCTGTTCCTGCGGACGTACCGAAACTTGCTGGCGCTCGGCGTGCCGAAACAGGATGCGCGGATGGTTCTGCCGCAGGCGCAGACGTGCAACCTCGTGGTGACGGGGAATTTCCGTGCCTGGCTGGAGTTTTTGCCGAAACGGCAGGATCAGGCGGCGCAGTGGGAGATTCGGGAGCTTGCGAACGAGATTGGGCGGTTGCTGGCGGAGGCCGTGCCTGAAGTGTTTGGGGAGGTGTCTGAATGAAATGTCCTGAATGTGGAGGAGAGGGTGACCGGTATATCGAGCCCGTTCCTTTCGGTGAGCCCGTGGTGAGGCATGTTTGCCGTCGGTGCGGGATGCGGTGGCGCGTAGAACCGATGGAGAATCTTTTTCCCTGGACGAAAGGCGATGGTGCGAAGGATGAATAGATCTGGCGTCACCGAGTACGCGGATGTCACCAGCAGAGGCAATGACCCGATAGAAGAGGGGATTACTGTCGGTAGCGTCAACATCGACATGGTGAACCACCCTCCCCACTATGCGCGGCTCGACCCCGAGCCTATAGACGTGATCGAAGCGTGGAAGCTCCCGTATCATCTGGGGAACGTCCTGAAATACATGGCGCGTTGGGATGCAAAAGACGGGTTGCAAGACCTGAAAAAGGCACGCTGGTATCTGGATCGGTTTGTGGAGAAGGTCGAAACGAATCCTGACGCGAGGTGATACCGTGTCTGATCTCGATTGGGGAAACGCAAAACTGGCAGAAAAAGTCATTGCAGAACGTCGGGAACTGAAACGACGGGAAGGGCAAAAACGACTCCGAGACAACGAACTGGAAAGCCTTCGTGGTCAAATCAGAGTGCTTGAAACGTGGTGCAACCATCTGGAAAATATGGCCTGTGAAGTTGAGCGAGTCGGGAATCCTCCGGCAAAAGCTCTGGCGCTCCGGGCCATTCGCTTTTTACGTACCAGGGGCTCGACAACCGATTATGCGCCGTCATCTCTGGACATTGATGCTTTTGTCAACTGGAACGAAACGGAACGCGCTCTTGACGCTCTTGAACGGTTCCCCACGTACCAGGAAGAGCCGGAAACACCATGCGCGTGTTTTTCAATCCTTGCAGGGGAATAGGCGGGGCGGCGAAAGCCGCCTCTACTCATTTGGAGGGGATACAGTGAAGCCTAAGTTTTCAGACAATGCACTTGAAATATTGCGCAAACGGTACCTGTGGACGAACCCAGACGGAACGCAGGAAACGCCGGAGGAAATGTTGCGTCGCGTGGCGCGGGTTGTGGCGTCGGTGGAGCCGTCGGACGAACGCGCACAGTGGGAAAGCGAGTTTTACGGCATCATGGCGCGGTTGGAGTTCTTGCCCAACTCGCCAACGCTGATGAACGCAGGGAAACCCGACGAGCACGGCCAGCTCTCCGCGTGTTTCGTGGTAGACGTGCCGGACTCCATGGACGGCATCGCCAGTGCTCTACGCGCTCAAATGCTGATCCACAAGAGCGGCGGCGGTACAGGATTCGACTTCTCGAATCTGCGCGCCAGGGGATCTGCTGTCGGATCTACTGGTGGCGTAGCTTCCGGGCCGGTGTCGTTCATGCAACTGTTCAATATGAGTACGGATGTGGTTCAGCAGGGCGGGGCGCGTCGTGGGGCGAATATTGCTCTGCTTAATATAGAACATGCCGATATCCGCGATTTCATCCACTGCAAAGAGCATGACGGATCGTTTGCCAATTTCAATATATCCGTAAAGGCCGATGACGACTTCATGCAGTCTGTTTCCAGCGGAGACCCTGACGCGGTAGCGTTGTTCGACGAGATCGCGGAAACGGCGTGGAGAACGGGTGATCCGGGCATGTTCTTTACGGACACCGTAAACCGGGCGAATCCGACGCCGCACCTGGGACGAATAGAGGCATGCAACCCATGCGGAGAAGTCGGGCTCTACAGCAACGAAGCTTGCAACCTCGGAAGCATTAACGTTTCAGCGTTTTATGACCATTCCAAGGGCGGTGTGGATCTCGTGCGGTTGCGCGAGGTTGTGCGCGTGGCGGTTCGATTCCTCGACAACGTGATCGACGTAAACCGATACCCCATGCCGGAGATAACGGAGGCAGTCCAGCGCACGCGGAAAATCGGGCTTGGGATTATGGGGTGGGCCGATTTGCTTTTCAGAATGCGGATACCCTACGGTGGCCGCGAATCCTTGAATCTGGCGAGTGTCGTCATGGGAACCATCAGGGAAACCGGCGTCAACGAGAGCCGAAATCTGGCCGTGAAGCGCGGAATCTACCCCGGAGCAGCCAAGGGCAGAACGGAACGCAACTCGACCATTACGTGCATCGCCCCCACTGGCACTATCGGATTGCTGGCGGATTGTTCGAGCGGCATAGAACCGGTGTTTGCGCTGGAACACACCCGGCGGGCGTTCGCCAATGAGCCGGGCAAGGAAAGCGTGTTGACGTACCGCAATAAGTGGTACGAGGAAGCCATTGCAGAAGCCGATGTCCACGGGAGGCCGGTAGACATGGGCGTTTTCGTCACTGCGCACGACGTGACGCCGGAGAACCATATCATGATGCAGGCAGCATTTCAGGAGCATGTCGATCTCGCGGTGAGCAAAACGGTGAATCTGCCACACGATGCCACGGTGGATGATGTCAAGGCGGCGTATCTCTGTGCGTGGATGTGTGGTTGCAAGGGCATTACGGTCTACCGTGACGGGTGCCGCAGCAGTCAGCCGCTTATCAAAACGGATGATGCCCCTAAGAAGCCCGTAAAGCGCCATGAGCCAGCGGAGAGGCCGAGAATGCTCTCCGGGCAAACTATGCGTCTCCATACGTCCTACGGGAATCTATTTCTGACGCTCAACGATGATAACGGTGTTCCGTTCGAGGTGTTCGCCACGCTGGGGAAGAGCGGGAAGGACGTTCAGGCGCATACCGAAGCACTTGGGCGGCTCATGAGTCTGGCGCTTCGTCTCGGGGGGAGTGCGGCGCAAATCATCGACCAGTTGCGCGGGATCTCCGGCAGTGCTCCGGTATGGGACGGTGAAGGGAATACCATCCTGTCATTGCCTGACGCCATTGCTCAAGGACTTCTCGCGCTAACGTGCGGGGAGAATGACCAGGAATGCGTATCGGTTGACATGTGCCCCGGATGCGGTGCGGTGCTCGTGCGTGCGGAAGGGTGCATCAAGTGCGAGTCCTGCGGGTACTCAAAATGCTGACGGAGGTGGTAGCGTGCGGGAGAAACGTGCGGACCTGAAAACGCTGTTTGCCGGGCACTATGTCAGGGTGGCATCTCTGGCGGCGATGCGCGAGGCGTTCATAGCGCGACACATGCCGAAGTCAACGTCTGATTTTGGCACGGTTGAAAAATATGGGTGCCACATCTCGGGCGGCGCTCCATCGGTCCCGGAGGCCCATCGAGTGGTGGAGGAAATGGAGTCGAACCCCGTATTTTGCTCGTTAGAGCGCGACGTGATCGCTGTCAAGGCGATACTGCGGCTACTCGAACATCTCGATGGGCCAGATTCGGAGCTTTTGCGGTCTCTGGCCGATGCGTTGTGCCGTGAGCGTAGGCTTGACGCATGGGCCGACGAGCAAAACGTCTCTCGCCCATCGGCGTACCGTCTGCAAAAGAAGCTCTTCGGTTTGGCATGTCTGGTCTTTGACAGCGTGAACGCGGCATAATGGAAAGGGGAGGGGCTTATAGCCCTTCCCCTTTTTTTCGTGATCCGGTGTCTACGATGTTGTCCAGATCGGGCAACCCTGCCGCCGGTATGACGTATGTCCTTCCGACCATTGATGCCCCCGGTATCCGTCCCTCCCGGCATAGTTGGCTGACCCTCTGGCGCGACACTCCCCATATCGCCGCCACCTCAAGAATCGAAAGCAAAATCCTCTCGTTGTGGCAATCTCTTCCGTAGCTCGAAAATGAGCATTCGGCGCATGATGGCGCGGTTTCGTTGGTGCAATAGGATGGCTTCATGGCACGTCTACCTCGCGCGGGATGGAATCACGACAAGCCCCACAAGTGGCGTTCGTCGTCGTGGTAATGGCGTGTCGCGCAATATAAGCTGTCTCGGTCTGGTGCGTGCTCGGCAACCTCCATAATCTTGTCGGCTGCGGCTTCGTCGCGGCACTCGATTGTGTATCCGTCGATGATAATGATAGCTTTGCCCTTGCGCGTGATCTGCATGATGATCTCCTCCTTAGTCTTGCGTCTTGATCCATGTGATGTAAGCGCGTGAAACTCCGGCCAGCCAGTTGCAATCAGGGAAATCAGGGTCTGGCTTGGCCTCTTTGCGCCAAAACGCCTTGGAGCAGTGATCCATGTCCATATCGTCGATCTTGGTGTACCCCTCCCTGGTTAATGTCGCCTCCGTGTTGGAAAGCGTGCTGTACCATTCGGTTCCGCTCATGTGCTCGCGCTCGACTCCGTAGATAATCATATTGATCTCCTCCTTCTTACCAAACCATCTCGCCCGTGAAAGCATCCCGGTATTCCCCGTCCATCCAACACCGCTCAAGCGCCTCTTCTGCTGTCACCCCGGCCAACTCATACCGCTGCATGTCGATTACGGTTATGGTGGGCTCAACTCCTGCCTGTATAGCGGCCTTTAGAGAGTGGTTGCCGTCTACCAACACCGCAAACTCTACGCCGTCAAGCTCGAAGGGCTCGGTGATGAAAACCTCGTAGTCTTCCGCTGCGATCTTGGCATCCACTATGTCCTGGTCGATGTACTCTTGGCTGGTGATGATCTTCATCCCGTTCGCCTCCTTCGGGGCTGTGCCCCTTGCTTGATGGGTACATAGTACCATGCCTGTTTCAACTTGTCTATGGGCCTAGAGACCCAAAAAAGATGAGCCAAAAGTCCCGGTTTTCTTGAGACTAAAATGATACTTTTTTGAGACAACTTGACAAGAAAAGTGTGTAAAATTGCTATCATAGCCCTCGCGCGCAGATAATTGAGGGCAGTAACCCCTCTGTGAAGAGAACAGCGAAGCAAAAGTTGTTTGAAGTCTTTGGTTCTTCTGGTTTGACAAATCAGTCAACCAGACCGACCGAAGGGAGCAGACAAAGGGGTTACAAAAGAAGGTTTTAATAAAAAAATATCACTTGGCAAAATGAGACAGTCAGTGCAACATGAGCCAACCAAGCGATATAGACAAGTGGTCTTTTCCGCTCTGGTCAATCATGCCAGCTGGCGAAGCGATCAAGGGTTCGGCATTCAAGGTCTTTCTGGTTGTGCATCAGCTAAAAGGACTTCGATATAGGACGGTTCGCCTCAATTATCTCGGGGGCGGTATTTTTTGACAGCAGCGCACGGGTCGGGACTGGGCTATTAACCCAGTATCCCGGCCTTTTTTCGTGTTTCCCCGCCAGTGTTGGCGGTTCTCTCTGGAGGTGGTAGATGTGCGGTGCGTGTGGAATGCCGTTTACGAGGATCAGATAAGGCAGAACAGGTTCGGCAGATGTCCACGGTTCGCAAAGCGCATCTACGCGCATTCCAGGGTACAAGCGGAAGAAATCGCTACATCTATATGCAACGCCATGCCGGGGCTTGTGGCCCTTGTCGTGGTGGAATGTGGGAGGTGAATAGTTTGGGCGGAAGAGGTTCGGGTTCTCCCCTGTCTGGGGGGGGGCAACAAAAAAAGATCTTCTTCGTTTACGGCTCCATCGCTGAGTGGTTCTGACAAGCAAGTCGCATGGGCTGAAGAGATTCGTTCCAAGTGGGTCAAGGATGGGAAGCGCGACGAATCGGCGTCAAACCTTGAATCCGCTGTCCATCAAATGATGGACAAGTCAACCCATGCCAAAGCTAGCGAAGTCATAGGGAAAATAAAAGAAATAAACGATGCCAAGTTCTGGATTGACAACAGAAATGCGTTTAGTGTAAACACGGGAAACTATCGAGACTTAAACCGGGCGCAGGCAAAACAAGCGCTAGAATCGGCCTATAAATGGTTAAAATTAAATGGCAAGGTGTAGTGTGCTATGGACGACAAAACAAAAAACGCCCACTCTTTATTGAATCTAAACTTGCACAATTTCGGGAACTTTTCCTCTGACTATGGAATCCCGGAGGTTTTCCCGTGCGAAGATGTTCCAACCGATCTGATTGCATGGGGTGTTGGGGATAAGCCAACAAAGGGGTTTGCTCATTTTTTCCTTGACGATTATAGGATTGAGCGCCTTTGGTCAAATCCAAGGAGGTACTTGCCATCTCTGTCGAAGTATGACGGGGTTCTTGCTCCTGATTTTTCTGTTTTTACGGATTTTCCTGTTGCTTGTCAGATATGGAATGTTTACCGATCTCGGTGGTTGGCTCGCTTTTGGCATCTAAACGGAATACGAGTGATCCCCACCATTTCATGGAGCGACGAAAGAAGCTACCGGTTTTGTTTCGACGGTATACAAGAGGGTTCTACTGTTTCTGTGTCCACTGTCGGTGTTAGAAAAAAACGCGGGTATTTCGATGCGTTTTTGCGCGGATACAACGAAATGATGCTAAGAATAAAACCGAGATTGGTTGTTTGCTACGGTAGCAGCGAAGGGTTATCTGGTAACGTTGTGGATTTTTCTCCTAGATACAACAACATCAAGAATTGCAAGGAAAACTAAAAAGGAGGTGGCGTCATGCCACGAGATGAGAGAGGGCTGACGCCGAAGCAAGCTGCCTTCGTGGATGCCTACAAGGGTAATGCGACAGAGGCCGCTTTAGCTGCTGGATACTCTGCTCATACAGCAGCGTTTATTGGTGCTGAAAACCTTAAAAAACCTCAAATATTAGAGTGTATCAAAAATAGGCAAGATTCCGAGTCTCGATCTCGCATAGCAACCCGGCATGAACGACAGGCATTCTGGACCGAGGTCATGCAGAACGCGAACGAGGAAATGAGCGCTCGTCTGCGTGCGTCTGAACTGCTCGGAAAGAGCGAGTGCGACTTCATCGAGCGCCATGAGATGACCGGCGCGAACGGCGCGGCTCTGGCGGCTCCGATCCTGCAAATATCGTTTGTCCATGGCAAAGAGAAGCCCGACGGGTAGAGCGATCCACGATATCCAGTTTGCCGAGGCGTTCGAGGGGTTGTTCAGGCCGTCGCGGTACAAGGTCTACTACGGGGGCCGTGGTGGCGCGAAATCCTGGGCGATTGCTCGGGCGCTGCTGATTCTAGGGAGTGCTCGGAAGCTGCGCATTCTGTGCGCTCGTGAGTTCCAGACCAGCATAGCGGATTCGGTGCATAAGCTGCTGTCCGAGCAGATAGACGAGATGGGGCTTACACAGTGGTACGACGTGCAAAAAACGCGCATCGTGGGCACGAACGGCACGGAGTTCATATTCAAGGGGCTCCGCCACAACGTGCAGGAGATCAAATCCACCGAGGGCGTAGACATCTGCTGGGTGGAGGAAGCGCAGACCGTTTCAGAGGATTCATGGTCCGTGCTGGTGCCAACGATCCGTCAGCCAAGTTCGGAGATATGGGTATCGTTCAACCCTCTCGACGACTCAGACCCCACGTATAAGCGATTCGTGCTCAATCCTCCACCGAACAGCGTAGTGAAGAAGGTCTCATGGCGTGATAACCCGTGGTTCCCGCAGGTGTTGCGCGACGAGATGGAGTATTTGCGCCGGGTTGACCCCGAGGCGTACCAGCACGTCTGGGAGGGCGACACGCGAACGATCAGCGACGCGGTGATACTCCGGGGGAAATACTCGATCCGCTCGTTTGAGACGCCACACGATGCGCGGTTTTACTTCGGCGCTGACTGGGGCTTCGCTCAAGACCCTACAGTCTTGGTTCGCTGTTTCGTGGTGGGAAACAAGCTGTTCATTGACCACGAGGCTTACGGTGTCGGGGTGGATATCGACAACATCGCCAGGCCGAAGGGCGACGATTCCGGGCGCTCGATGTTTGACGAGGTGCCCGAGTCCCGCAAGTGGCCGATCGATGCCGACTCCGCACGACCGGAGACCATCAGCTACGTGCGCCAGCGGGGATTCAACATCCACTCTGCCGCGAAATGGAACGGGAGCGTTGAGGATGGCATATCGTTCCTCCGCTCGTTCGAGGAGATCGTCATTCATGAGCGGTGCCGACACGCGGCGCAAGAGGCCGCCAGCTACAAATACAAAGTGGATCGGCAGACGGGCGACGTGTTGCCGGTGATCGTGGATGCAAACAACCACGTTATCGACGCGCTACGCTACGCGCTCGGAAAGCTGATTGCTCAACGCGGCGCGGCGGTTCGCCCTGTCGCACGTCCAAGGGGGTTGTGACATGACATTGCAGTGGAAGACATGGCCTCCGACGGCGGAGGATAAAGCGCGGATCGAACGTTACGCACGGGCAAACCGCTTGCTGGATTGCGACCATAAAGAAGCATTCACGCGGGCGAAAGAGTTGCTCAAATACGAATCCGACCGCACCGCGCTCTATCTGGCGCTGAATTTCTGCGGGCTGGTGTCGCGGCTCTCCGGCGACATGCTCTTCGGCGAGGCGGTCAAAGTGGGCCCTGATACAGCCCGCCAGATATGGGACGACAACGACCTACAAACGGCCATGTGGGAGGCGGCGGTATCCGGCAGCGCCGAGGGCGACGCGGTATTCAAGGTCAGATACGGACGGCGGCAGGACTGGGCCGAGGGCGATGATCCCATCATCGAGCCGGTGCCGTCGAACCTGTTCTTCCCTGTGCTCAACCCCGACAACGTGCGGGAGATGAAATCCGCCGTCATTGCATGGGAGGTCAAGGCATCCGACGAGCCAGGGGCGCGGAAATACCTCCGACGTGAGATCCACGAGCCGGGCGTTATCCGAAACGAGCTCTGGACGATCGACGGCTCGCGGCTTGGTTCGCAGGTGGAGTTGGCGACCCTTGAGCAGTACCGCGATCTGGAGGAAGTGCAGCCAACGGGGTATCCGGGTTTGCTCGTGTTCCATGTGCCCAACGTAGGCAAACGCGGCGCATTCTGGGGCATCAGCGACTATCAGGACATTGCCGACATCAACGACGAGCTGAACAACCGGATGAGCCGGATCGGGACTATCCTCGACAAGCACTCATTCCCGAAGCTCCTTTTGCCTCCGGGGCTCATGCAGTTCGACGAACGTCTGGGCCGATGGTACGTGCCAAAGGAGCAGCTAGAAGCGCTGGAGATCGACCCCGGCCAGTCTGGAGACCTGCCGAAGTATCTGGTCTGGGATGCGCAGTTGTCAGCGGCGTTCCAGCATGTAGACAAATTGGTTGAATTCCTGCTGGCGACGGGGGAGATTTCCCCGGCAGCTCTGGGTATGGACTCGGGCGGCATCGCCGAATCAGGGCGTGCGCTGCGGTTCCGACTGTTGCGAACCATCGCCAAAATCAGCCGGAAGAAAAGCTACTTCGACCGCGCGATAAAGGAAATGCTCTTCGCCGCGCAGGTGCTACAGAACGTCCACGGCAACGGGCCTAAACCAGAGCCTGTCACGCTGGAATGGGCGGATGGGTTGCCGAACGATGATGAGGAGCTGGCAGACCGCGTGAATAGCCGGGTAGCTGCGGGTACCATGTCTCGGCGGCGCGCCCTCGTGGTGGCTGACGGGCTCGAAGGTGATGCGCTCGACGAGGAGATTGCAGAGATCGAGCGAGGAACGGTGGCCCCGTCTCCCGAGGTGGTGATCGAGGATGCCGACGAATGATGATGCGGTCCGGGCGCTCGTGCGGATGTTCGAGCGATCAAGGGCCGACATCGATAAACGGCTACTAAAACTCGTCGCGCAGATAGAGGCGGGCGGGCGAGGTGCGTACACGGTGCGGTATCTGTCCGGAGTGCGCAAGAACATCGAAGCATCACTCAACCAGTTACGACGCGGCTCTAAGAAATGGGCCGCTGACAATATCCCGGCCTTCTACCTGTCAGGGCGCGAATCCGCACTCGACGAATTAGGACAGGGGATCGGCACTCTACAGGCAGGAGCCGGGGCGCTCCACACACAAACACTCGCAATACTCGCACGCCAGACCGTGACGCGCCTCGATGGTGCCATAGCGGTGGTAGGGCGGCGGGTAGACGATTTCCTCCGGGCGCTGCAACTGGAGAGCATCCGGGGCGCGGTTATGGGTTCGGAGACGGTCATGCAATCGGCATCCAGGGTAAAGCAGGGCATGATGCGGCAGGGCATGACGTCGTTCGTCGATGCGCGGGGCCGCTCATGGGATCTGGACACCTACGCGGAAATGGCGGCGCGAACCGTCACCATGGAGGCGTCGAACGCGGGGCACTGGAACGAGTTCGTCACGCACGGTGAAGACCTGATCCAGATATCGTCCCATCCCGGAACGTGCGAGAAATGCGCGCCATGGGAGGGGAAAATCCTGTCCATCACCGGCGCAACCGAGGGATACCAGACAGTGGCGGAGGCGAAGAGCAAAGGACTATGGCATCCACGCTGTAGGCATTCTTTCGCGTTGTGGCTTGGCGAAGAGTAGAACATCCATATCAAAATCGCCGCTTCTCCCTTCGGGGAGGGGCGGCTTTTTTTGTGCATTCACGCCGACGAGGGCGGCAAAAACTCGGAAGGAGGAAACAACATGCAGCGCAACAAAGGAATCCAGTTTGACATCCAGTTTTTCGCGGAGGGGGGCGATGGAGGGGAGCCCGGTACAGGAGCAACGACAGCGCCAGCGGCCAAAACGTTCTCGCAGGATGAGGTAAACAACCTCGTCGCCGAACGCCTGAAACGCGAGCGCGAGAAATACGCGGACTACGACGAGTTGAAGAAGGTCAAGGGCGAGTGGGAGCAGCGGCAGAAAGCCGACATGACCGAACTCGAACGCCTCAAGGCACAGCTTGCCGAGAAGGAGCAAGCTGTTGCAGAGCGTGACGCTCGCCTCAAAGCGCATGAGGTGCGAGGCATCCGGGTTGCGGCACTGGTGGCGGCTGGTCTGCCGGCCGATCTCGCCGACCGCATTCTGGGCGAGTCTGAAGAGGACGTGAAGAAAGACGTGGAGGCGTTCCGGGCGTCGCTCGGGACGGTATCCAAGAGCATCGGCGCTCCGTCGAATCCCGGAAGCGGCGGCAAAACTGCCACGGACGAGGGTCGGGAGATGGCCGAGCAGCGGAACAAACAGAAGCCGGTTGTGGCCGGTGGCCATGACCCATGGAGCAAATAAGGGGGAATTTGAATGAGCGATGTTCGTATCACCTCCAAAACCATTGGGGGAGAAATCAGCATTTGGGACAGCGAGAAACGCCGTTTTCTGACGGGCGGTATCACGGTGGATTACTCGACGGTGACTCCGGACGGCGACGGCAAGCGGCTTCTCAAGGCGGGGCAGCCCATGGGCCGCATTACCGCCAGCGGCAAGTATGGGCCGTATCTGTCCACGGATACGCTCGGGCGCGAGACGGCGGTGTGCCTGCTCGCCGAGGCGGTTGACTGCACCCTGGGCGACGAGTTCGCCTCTGCGGTGGACGAGGCGCGAGTGGTGGAGGGACGGCTCCCCGTGGCGATTACTGCCGCGATCAAGGCCGATCTGCCTCACATCACGTTCGTGACGCGGTAAGGGAGGGCATGAGATATGGCTAACATGATGACGGAACTTCTCAAAGAGTTTGACATCAAAAAGGTTTTAACCTACGTTCGTAACCGGGCTCCACGTGAAGACTACGTGGGGCCTGTTCTTTTTCCCGAGCGGACCACGGCGGAGCTCACGTTCGAGTACTTCAAGGACGTAAACCGCCTGCCCGTGCAGGCGACGGTGCAGGCGTTCGGCGCTGAAACACCGATTGCGTCCCGCGAGGGCATCGAGAAGGTTACGGGCGGTATCGTCAAAATTGCCCGCAAGATCAACCTGGACGAGCGATACATGATTGCTCTTCGCCGCGAGGGTCTGGGCGACAGGGCGCTTGTGTCGAACGCCATTTTCAACGACCTTGACAACCTGCTCAAGTCCGTTCGCGACCGGCAAGAGGCCATGCGCATCGAGGCGGTATCTACCGGAAAGATCGTGCTCAACGAGAACGGGTTGCAGATGACCGTGGACTACGGCATGCCCGCAGGCCACAAGGAGGCTCTGATGGGTACGGCGCAGTGGAACGACTTCGACGACTCCGAGCCCATTACCAATATCCAAACATGGATGGAAACGATCGTTGACGATACCGGGGTGCGTCCCACGCGGGCGATGACCAGCAATAAGGTGGTCAACAACCTGCTTCGGAACCACAGCATCCGAAAGATGGTTTGGGGCGATCTCGGGACTAGTCGTCCTTTGGCGCTTCCCGAGCTCAACAGCCTGCTTGCGGGCATGGGGCTCCCGGTTATCGCCACCTACGACGCCAAGACGCGGACGGAGAACGCCAATACCGGCGCGCTCACCACGTCGCGATTCTTCCCGGAGAACATGTTTGTCCTCCTGCCGCCTGACGTGCTCGGGGAAACCCTCGTGGGGCCGACGGCGGAGAGCCTGATGTCCATGGACATCGACGTGCAGGAGTTCGCGGGCGTCTGGGGCAACGTGTACCAGGAGACCGACCCGCCTGCGATCTGGACGAAAGTGGCGATGACGACCATTCCCACGTTCCCCGGCGTCAACGAAGTATTCGCGGCTGTGGTCCAGTAGGCGGTGACGGCATGCGGCTACGTCTGCTGGGGTGGGTTAGCGATCTGCATACCCGGCGCGGGCCGGGTGAAATCATCGAGGTAAACGACGCGGAAGGGCTGCGACTGGTGAATCTGGGCGTGGCCCTTGCCGTATCCGAGCCCACGGATGAGAACGCGGATGATGACACGGATGACGAAATCAGCGAGGCGGGAAGGATATGGCTGAACGCCTTGGGTGTGTCCGTTGAAGAACCAGAGGGGGTGACGAGCGATGACGGTAAGCCTGACGAACGCGAACGACTACCACAACCAGCGGTTGAGCAAGGAGTTGTGGGAAGCGGAGACGACGGACAGGAGAAACCGCGCACTCGTCGCCGCAAGCGATCTGCTTAGGCCGTACCTGCTGCGGTTACCGGTGCGAACCGGTGAGTATGCCGACGGCGCGGTTTACGAGCAGGCGCTGTACATGATGGGCTCCGAGTACGAAAACGCGGTGAATGGCGTTACGTCCGTGGGACTCAAAGGGATCTCCATGTCGTGGCAGCGCGAGAAGTCACCGCCTCCCGGCATTGCCCCGCGTGCATGGGGACTGTTGCAGGAGGCCATGGGCGCGGCTGCTGCTGGATTCATCCGGGGCGGTGGTATCCGGTGAGCATCGTTGCGATGTTTGCGCGGCAATCGGCGACTCTGGAGCGGCGAACGGGCGCGGATGAGTGGGGGAACCCTGCATATTCCGCGCCTGAAACCATTCGGGCGCGCATCGACCCGGCGCGGCTCCGCATCACAGATGTGCTCGGGGATGCGGTGAAACCTACGCTCGACGTGTTGACGACGGAATCAGTAGCGGTGGGGGATCGCATGACCTTCGACGGGGTATCCCGCGAGGTGTTGCAGGTGGAAACCATCGTCTGGTTTGATGGCAAAACAGCCGGGTATCTGGCGCGGTGCTGACATGAGCACGGTCAATATCAGGTGGAACGGCGGCGAGGTCATCCAGGCGACGCAGGAGGCAGTAGCCGAGGCGTTATGGCTGGCCGGGCAGGACGCGGTACGACGGGCGCAGGACGATGTCCCTGTTGAGTATGGCGACCTTAGGCGCTCCTACGCGGTGACGATCAACGTGTTACCCGATCCGGTAGCGGAATACGACCGGGCGCGGGCGGGCATAGAGCCGCCTAACTCATTCCCCGGTGGCGCTGGCATGGTGGCCTACGTGAGCTACAACACGCCATATGCGCCATGGCTGCATGAGAATCTGGGGTGGACGCCTCGAATTGCTGGTGGGCCGAAGTGGCTGGAGAAGAACGTTCCTGCGGCGATGAAACGCTTCCCGGCGTTCCTGCTGCGGGCTATGCGAAATCGGGGTGAGTCGTAATGGCGGTACTGATCGAGGGCGTTCGCAACGTATTGCTGGCAAACGGCGTTACCCCGGTTCATCTGCTGGTGGCTCCGCAGGATGGGCGATCCGGTGTCGTGGTGAGGCCCTACTCCGCCGAGAAGGTGGGCGATTTGCCGCTCTCCGCCGTGGCGGTGCAGGTGAAAGCAACGGGCAACAGCTTTCTGGAATCCGAGGCTCTTTCGTGGCAGGCGTACAACGTGCTCATTGACCCGTTGGCAACTGTCGCATGTGACCGCCTCGTGCTGTCCGTTACACCAAAACAGGAACCGTACTGGCTCGGAGAAGGCGACGACGGCAAACACGTCCACGTCTTCAACGTAGACATATACGGGGCATGGAAATAGCGCAAATGTCGAATATGACCGCTCCTTCGGGGGCGGTCTTTTTTTGTATGCAAAGGAGGCCATGACATGGCTGGAAACGTGCAAAATCTGAACATCGGCCCGTGTTGGGTATTCTGGGGGCCATCGGCAACAGCGCGAGACCTCGGGTACACACAGGGCTCGGTAAAGGTCAACGTCGCATTGGAAACCACGGAGATCGAGGTTGACCAGGAGACGGAACCCGTTATCGACGTTATCAAGAAGCGTACCCTGGAGGTTACGGTTCCCCTCGCCGAGTACACGCTGGACAACCTCCTGCTGGCGTTCCCTGGTGCGGAGATCATCACCGACGCGGTAGACCCCACCAAGAAGAAGCTCAACGTCAAAAGCGCTGCGGGCATCGACGTTACAACCCTTCTCGACCGGCTCAAGCTTCATCCCACGAAGCTGCTCATCACCGACCTCAGCAAGGATGTTGTTTTTCCCAAGGCGTTCCCTATGGGCGAGTTCGAGTTGACGTATGACAAGGAAAACGTCAAGATTCTTGAGCTCAAATTCAAGGCGTATCCCGACGCAAACGGGATCAGCGCGATCTTTGGCGACGAGACGGCGACGGCGTAATGGGGCGCTTGCTGAACCTCGACGAGGTGATCGCCTCGTCCGAAACGCGCAAAATACTCCTGTGCGGGGTAGAGTTCCCCGTTGACGATTCGGTGGGCGCTGAATTGCGGCGGCTCAAGGCGCAGTCTGCCCTTGCCGATGCCAAAACGCCGGATGAGGTGGCCGAGGGCATGGTGGAGATAGTGCGCGCCAGCGTGCCGGACCTCAACGAAGAGGATCTGATGGAGATCCACGCGACGGCGCTCAGCCGGTTGGTAAATTACCTGCTGTCGAGTGGTGACGAAAAAAACGCCGAGGCGGGAGCGTAGACGACGGCGCTCCCGTAGACATCGCCCTCACCGTGGCGGAGGTATGCAGGGGGTACGGTATGACGCCGGCATCAGTTCGGGCCATGCCGTACCCCGATTTTCTTCTTCTGGCGCGGAATCTGCCGGACATTCAGCGCCGCGAGGCACTCATGACGGCGGTAGCGTTCCACTCGCCGGAGAAGTTGACGCCTCCGAAGCCCGTGGTACCAGACATCCCTCCGGATGAAATGACGGCGGAGGAACAGGGGCGACGAATCGACATGCTGAAAGCAATGCTGGGGGGTTGATGCCGTGAATCTGGGACAAATAAGCTACAGGCTTTTTATAGATGATTCGCGGTTCAACTCCGCACTGAATCGCGCCCATGGGCAGGTAAATGGCCTTGGCTCTTCGCTTATGGGGCTGAAATCCATCCTTGCATCCGTGGGCGGCGCGTTCGCCGTAAAGGGCGCGGTATCGGCGTTCCTGGATGCGGGGAAGGCTGCGGAGGGGTACAAGTTGCAACTCCGGGCAGTCATTGGGGAACAGGAAAAAGCGAACAGGGCATATGAAGAGGCGCGCCAGTACGCGAAAGCTACTCCGTTCACAACAGATGATGTTGTTGGGGCATACAGAGACCTTGCAACCCTCGGTTCCGCAAACCCCCTTGAAGACTTAAAGAAGCTGGGGAACGCGGCTCTCGTGTACTCGCAACAAACAGGCGAGTCTGTCGGATACATCACCCAGGCATTGTTCGGCATGGAGACCGAAGTCTTCCGTCGCCTTGGCGTCGAGATCGACCGGACCGGAAGCAAATGGCAGTTGAAAATAAACGGGCAAATGGTGGAGACCGAGAGCAATATTGAGGGGCTCCGAAGAGCCATCATCGAGGGGTTTGGCGACAAGTTCGGCGGTATCGCAGATGCTGCGCAAAACACTCTCGGTGGGCAGTTGGCGGTGCTCTCTTCAGCCTGGTCGGACTGGCTGACTAAAGTGTCTGAAAAGAAAGGCTCTTTTGACCAAGTTAAAAAAGAATTGAAGGATTTTACAAGCGAGTTCGACGCACTCATGGGCGGCGAAACGGGCGACAAGCTCGCCGATTCCTTGGGATCTTTTGCCAGCGATGCAGCGTCCGCCATGGGCAGCGCGGGGAAGACTTTGGTTGAGTTCGCGTCGCATTGGGAAGAAACAAAGTCCGTTCTCGTGGAAGGTGCCAAGGGGCTTGCGGTGGTCATGGGCATGCAGTGGACAAGGGGCGGGGTAGCGAATCTTCGAGCTCTTGGGGTTGCATCTATGCAATCAGCGGCAATGCAAGCCGCAGGAGCCGCCGAAGCAGCGGTGGCGACGGCGAGACAAAGTTTAAGCCTGGCACAGCTTGCCGGGCAGATGGAAGCTGCGGGAACGATGTCTGCAGTAGAGGCCGCACGGATGCGCGATCTTGCTGCAGCGCATGTGCAGGCGGCGGCAGCAGCACGGACACAAGCGGCAAGCTTGCAAAATACGGCGACAAACGCTGGAGCTTTACGGCAAGCATCTACGGGATTATGGCAAAGCCTAAAGGGCCTTGCTGGTGGAGTGTCTATTTTTGTGGCGGCTTGGGGAGCTTGGAAAATTGCCGAGGTTGTCGCGGAATGGTGGAAGTGGAACGATGCCATATCGGTGGCAAAAGGCGAGTTGGCAAGCCTTTCAAAAGAGCAGCTCGACAACCATATTGAAACGCTTGAGCAAGCCATAAAAGACGCCGCGAATCCGAGCATGTGGCGGAAGATATCCGACGCCATCCAGGTGGGCGACGGAGACATGCGGCGAAAGTTCATTGTTGACGCAAGTACGGCGCAGCGAGATGCTCTAAAAAAATACCGGGATGACTTGCAGCAATCCGAAGACCTTGGAAAGCAGATCCATGATTCTGAAATGTCGCGGATGAAGGCCAAGACCATGACGCAAAGCGAGATAGCAAACCTTCTTTCGCAGCAACGCCAAGAGGCAAGGGCCTACAATCTGGAGCAAACCAAATCCAGAATTGCTGACATCTTGGATCGTCAAAAGAAGGGGCTTGTAAGCGTCGCGCAGGCATGGCGGGATGTTGCGTCTATGCAGGTAGAGGCAACGCAGAAGGACAAAGACGGCAGTCTTCGCCTTTCGGACGCTCTCATCGAGCAAGAGAAGGCAAAAGCTGACCTGATAAAAACCTTTACAGGAGAACAGATCAGCGGTTTGTGGGATGGTTTCGAGTACGGCGCAAATGGTTCGATGGCGTCTCTTGGCGGGGTTATTTCCCAGATGGAGGTTTTGCGGAGCGCGTTTGATCCGGTTGATTCGGCGACGGGCAAACTTAACGAAAACTGGAAGCAAATAACAGATTCTATTCGGCAGGCAAAAGACACCTTGGCCGGGATGCAGAATTCAACCATGCAGTCGCTGGAAAACGCGATGAAATCGGGGAACATAACAGACCCGAAGGTCATGGAAGAGTACCAGACGAAGTATGTGCAGTTAGCGTTGGAACAGCAGAAGCGCCGCGAAGGCGAGATATCGCAGATGGGCCTTTCTGCAAAAGGGGCATCCGCTCTTGCAAAAAACGAACAGTCAGAGTTTTTGAAGTCAAAAGGTATTGATCAGTCTATTTTTGATTCAATAAAGAAGAAGGTCGAATCAGCGCCGCCTGAAATAATCCGGTACACTCCGGAACGGTTCCCGACACTGGGCCGCGTCGCTGATGACCTTCAGGGGCCGCAGTCACAGTATCAAGCGTTAGAGTCTTCCGCGTCGAAGCTGGACACTGCAGGCGGCAAGCTGGACAAGGCCGCAGACAAACTTCTGGCCATTGACCCCAAAACGGGCGCGGTGAACATCAGCATTCAGAGCATGACCGTCAAAGATCGGCAGGAAGCTGAAGGCATCGGGCGCAGCATGGCAAAAGGGCTGGTCTACTCGCCTGGGAACTAAACGGGCCAGAAAGCGCCATTTTGCATGATGAAACGACGTGTAACGCACAGGAAGACCCCTACTTTTTCGCGGACGGCTCATCCTGCCAAAAGATAAAACATGGCACATTGTGGGGCTTCTCCGGAGGTGACGAATGGCCTACAACCGAGAAATTGAACTCCAGCAGCAGAAAACAGGGGCGGTGTCATGGCGCGACGCCTCCGGGGTAGAGCATGAGGTTGTCGCGGCTGGCGTTTCGCGGAAATTGAACATGACGGTATGGCGGCGAACGCTGCCGACTGATCTCAATGTCGGGGATACTCGCACGTGGAACGGCGAGACGTGGCGCATTACCGCGTCAACCATCGCCGAAGAAGCGGTGGAGGTGTCGAAGCATGGCATCCTCCGCCTGTGGAAATGCGCTCTGCAAATGGAGCCATCGACGGCTCCGGACAGCACGACGCAGCGCATGGATTCGGCGCTGTCGAAAAGCTACAGCATGCCTGGACGGCTGGAAGAAACGGTTACCGGGGATCTCGTCCATCTGAAGGCGACGAATGCCCCGGTGAAATGGTCGCTGCGGGAGACGCGGTACCAGGCCAACGACACGCCGCCTGTCACGGCGGGCACGGCCTACGGTGGCGGAATATGCACCTCGTGCGAGGTGTCGCGGGTGGTGGTCGAGCGCGACGGTGTAGCGCCGTCTGTGCTCTGGCAAGTGCAGATCGAGGCAGAAGGGACGGTGTAAACCATGCCTACATGGGCTATTGATCGGGGATCTTCCGTTGTTCAGAACGTAACGGCGGACGCGTATCGCAAAAACGCGGATGGCGCGCTAGAGCTGATAAACTCCGGGACTCCAGAGGTTCAGGTGGCGTTGGTCGAGCGCAACAACTGGCGATCTTGCATAGATGCGGCAACCATTGGAGGCGGCGGGACGGGGCATTTGTGCCCGGAATGCCTGACCGGGACCATAACGTATTCGACGCCTGGAATCCCCGGCGGGTCTTTTTCTTGCGATAACCCGTCATGTAATTCCAACGGGACGCCTCCGGGTTAAGCCATGGTGATCCAGCAGATCAGCATAACGGTTCCGGGCTCCATCAACGGTCATGAGCTGCTGGATTTCAACTACCAACGGCAGCCGAGGCAGTTGGTGGGTTCGTGGTCGGCGGTACTCAAATCGGGATCGGCCCCATTTACCGCGGGGGATGATTTCACGGTTCCCGGATGGATGCAGGGCGGCATCGTGACCGACGTGCAGAACAACCGGGACGGCTCATGGTCTCTCTCGGGGAACGATGCCGGGGCGCGGTTGCTGGTGGCAATTCCGGGCAATCTCGCGGATGGCAGTCTGGAGCAGCTTCTCACGGCGCTGGCATCGCATTGTGGGGTGTATGCGTCAGTAGCGGTGTCACCCATCGGGACGAGCAAATGCAAAACGCTCATCACCGGCAGTACCTGCGCAGATGCCATCGTTGAGCTCGCCGCCTACGGTGGCAGCGTGGCGTACATTCGCAGAGATGGAACGCTTCAGGTGTCATCTCCGGCATCGTCCTACTCGCCGCCATCGATAATCTTGCGCGACGAGGGAACGAGCATCGACACCGACGGGCTGATAACCGGGGCATCGGTGCTCCTGACGCGTAGAGCGGAGCCGGAAGACCCCGGCGGCACGCCTCCAGAATCGTGGTGGGTGGGGACAACTCCCGACGGGTGGTTGAGCACAGAATCAAGCAGCGGGAATACGACGCTTGATCCAGAATGACCATTAAAGGGCGAGGTGTTGACGATTGTCTATGGAATGCCAATGGGAAACCGAGGTGTATACGCCAATCAACGCACCTCGCCGCGTGTATTCAAAGTTTACCGATTGGTCTGGAAAAGTAAACTTAACAGTAGAATATTCGGCGCAATACGAGTATGATACCGCTTCGACCGTTGTAACTCGGGGCGATCAGGAGTTTCGAGTGTGGCGATGGGCGTTGCTCTCATCGACAACAACAGTGAGCAGGAAGGGCACCATAGAGACTCCTTCCGGCTCCGAGCAAATAGAGGAAACGACAACGCAGACGATAGAAAGAGAAATAGACTTTTTCACGAAGCAAATTTCAAAGGAAACCATAAAGACGATAACGTCCAAGAATGGTGAGGATGGCAGGCCTGAATACGACGTGCTTATTATCCGAACATGGGATAGGGATTGGGGCGGCAGGCGATCATGTCTGATGGTGGAGAATGAATACCGGTGGGAACGGCGCGAGATTGGGCAATACCACTCGATGCTCAAAGCCGACGGTACGCCGGAATGGGGGAACTTCGGGAAACCGTTAATACTCAAGGCGTATAACGTTGCCGACTGGGTGCAAATTCACAAAACGCGCACGGTGGTAGAAACCTACGGCGCAAACGGTGAATGCACCATGCGCGTCACCAAAGAGATCGACGACGATGGAAACGAGGATATCCTAAACCGTGGAATATCCACTCCATATGACGACTCGCTTTTGCCGTCGGTCAACAGAGCAAAATTTTCGGCAAAAGCGCCTCGCGTCAATGTTGAGGCCATGCCTGGTGGGACATCTCTTGACGGATCGGTGCAAACACTGGAATTGCCGGGGCGTCGGAAGGTGTATAGCAACCCTGGAACAGGGCCAGATGTTGGGGCCGAAAACTGGTACATCGGTGGCAACTATGGGCCTGGCTCTGTATGCCCCCATTACGACTATAACGGAGAATCTTGCAAAATTCACGGCATCCCGATAACGTCGGGTGACTGGCCGGGGAATGAGTGCCCGACAAAGGGATACGCGTTTCGGGCGTGCGTGCGAGCAGTGGCTGCGGTCGAACGGGCTGCGGCGCAGAACGAGCGCAAGGGCCTTATGCCTCCGGTGTTGGCATCAGAGGGGACTGACCCCATCTGGGCCGAAAAACAGGTATTTGTTGATGCTGTGATGGATGATGCTACAGCCCAGGGCGTTGCAAGCGACATCGCTGCAAATCTCGTTTCCTCGCGCATGTCCGGGCGCGGCATGGTGCATACCGTGACTGTCCCTCTCGATGCCGACATAGAGCCAAACGGATGCGTGCTCGGGGTAACACATAATCTCAAGGCGCTTACCACGACCGTCTCCTATTTAACCGGTGACACTGTGCCGCCGTATCTGCTGACGAAATCGGCGGGTACGCTGGCAGGATCGGTGTTCGGACGCGAATCGGCGGGAAAGTCCCGCACCGTAGAGGGGCGAGTCGTCGCCATTGACCCCGCTCTAAACGATCCAGGGCAGAAGCGAATCATCACGGTTATGGTCGCAGGAAAAGTCCTGAAGTGCTCGACGAAGCTCATGTCCGTGGCTGTGGGCGACGGGGTACAGGTGCGGGTGCCCGCTGGCAATACCGAGTACGGCGTGATCGAAAGGCTCTTGTAGGGGAGGTAACGATGTTGCAACGTCTATATGGCTCAAACGGGGATGCTCGGAACGCCGCGCCGCCAGATGGCGTTGTGCCGGAAACTACCATGTATGACCCCAATCGGCTGCTGGAAATACCTGCATCCCAGATTTCCGCGCCAGAATGGGTTACGTCGTCGCTCGACGGCTCTCTGTGGATCGTGCGACACTCAACTGGTGGAACACCAACGGAGTCCATGTTTCACGCATCCATCGACGCCGACAACGCCTTGACCGTCGTTCCCGTGGCGCTCCCGAGTCGGTGGGGATTGACGGTGGGGCGAGGGCCGGAGTGGATCATGAGCGACACCACTCTGGCATTTGTCCATTCTGGCGCTGTAAGATTTGTTGAAATTGACACAAGTCCGGACTCTGGTGACGAAAACACGTATTACCTTCTCGATAGAGAGCGATGGATGTCGATAAGCTCCGACGTGTGCCACGGAGTTTTTGCAAAACGTTCTTCGATGTTTCCAGAACATCCCTTTGGCATCGACGAGGAGAACCATGACCGGCAATTTATGCCGTCCCTTCTTTCGCTTCAGCCTGTGTCCGGCGGTATTCTAGTGATGCCGAACACGATAATAGACGTGGCCGGGGCCATGGACGCTCTTGGTATTGAGCTAGGTGCGGGCAGTGGTTCATATTATCGTGGTGTGGCATCCCCAATACCGTGTGCCACTGCGGGCGGCACAGAGTTGTTTTTGCATGGTGGCGGCGGTATGGTTCGGGTTGGTTACGGGGCTACCGGGATAAAGGAGCTTCGGAAGGCCATGCTTTACACGCGCACGTTTGAGTTTACCCCGGAAGGCATAAAAAAACGGGCGCTTGGTGCGGCGTATAGCAGATCTGGCGATAGAATCGAGTGCAGAATGGAACACGCAAGCAACGCAAACATGAAACGAACCGTCTGCGCGGTGAGTGCCAGCGGATTTATGCTTGCAACGCTTTGGGAAAACACGAATTCATTTTCCCCTCATGGGCAAACGTACTTTGCTACAGGGAGCGCGCTGTCGCCAAATAGTCTTGGCATTGCTGCAGTAAGGTTCAATAACGATGCAGGAAAAACAATTACGCTACATGAGAGCAGTAGCGGAAGCGATTTTGTCGAAATTGCTTGCGGGAAATTGCTCCGGGCCACGATGTCAGGAACCGTTCACCGGATGCATTACTTTCTACGTGACGTAATAGGGGCTGACGACGAATCGTCATTGATCGTCAGAACTGGCGGGGACTACAGATCGCCGTACCTTTCATGGGTGGCCGGATTGGGGTCGGCAGAATATCCAATTGCGAAATCTCCGCAGACGTTGCCGATGAAAAATGCCATCGTGTCAATCCGTAACGCGTCCGCATTGGCAACGTTCACCGAGGGCGACTTTAAGCATTCGCGGATCGGCATGTCGTTGCCCTATTCCACCATTGAGCACAACTCGGGGTTGGTTACAAAAGGCGATGCTGTTGGTGTCGTGAGTGTGACGGCAGGAGAGAATGGCGATGGGTGCATCCTGTGGGGAGGGATGTTCCCCCACGACGTTAAAGGCGCTCCGACTATAGGCCGGACGCCCGAGCTTGCCGAAATTTACCGAGACATTGTAGTCCCTGTGTCGCTGAAGATATACGGCGACAGTCGCACGTTTGAAACTCCGAACGGGAATGCCGTGCTGTATGACTGCGTGATCGGTGGGGATGCGCGAAGGCTGTACTTGTCCGGGTATCCGACGTCAACGACAGACATCGAACAAAGCCAAAACATTGACCTCCTGAAGCAAATATACGCGTACAACTTCAGGACGCAGCTTTTTGAACTCATTGTCGCGCCATCGAAAAGCGCGCTTAATTGGAGCCAGTGCGGAACCGCTACGGAGTTTGTTGGAGAGTTCCCGATAGGAACGCCTCTTCCGCCAAGCGTAGACTGGTATTCATTATATTTGTCTGGCATTAGATACGCTGGTCCACCAACGGATTATTCTCGCGTTGGCTTTGCGTATCAAAAATTCCATCATAGTTATTATTTTGAAACAAGCCCGTGGCCTGGATCGGTATACATCTATGGAGTCGTTGATGAATACCGGACAGGAACAATCATGGCCGACTTTGGCGGATTCTACACGGAGGAGGTCTCTCCGCACAAAGACGACTGGCTCGCCAATGAAATCGGATCGCGCAAAACGATGGCGGTGGTTTCAGAGCGGGCAAAGGACAGACCCGGCAGTGCTACGGGAAAGGGATTAATTGGTCCACTGCGAGTGTCGTTTACGATGGCTCCGTATGTTCAAGGCCCAAGCGGATACTACTACAGACCTCCGGTGACGATATTTTCGCCGGATATCGACGATGCCCTGTTTTATTTCATCAGGGGCACAACGGGCGAATTTTACGACTTTTGGCCTTTTCGTCTTCCTGGTGTTGCGGTAGGTGATGCAACGTGGGTGCAGCTTGAAAAAGGGGCTACTCATTGGCCAACGCCAGCAAGCACATATTCTTTTGACATGGGAGGCGGGACAACTCGATACACGACATATTTTTTCAACGGACCTGCTGGCCCTGTCCTAAAAGATCCCGATGACGAAAAGTGGTACTCTGCTTGGGGTGTATCGGGAGACACGAGTTTTCAGCAAAAATACACACTTACCATCGAAGTTCGTCCCGGTGCTCCCGCGTCCAAGCAGTTTCTTTTCGTGTGTGATTATCCGTTTGACCAAGAAACAGACACAATGGCAAACGACATGTAAAGGGAGGCGACAGAATGCCAACGTACAGAAACGACACAGGGGAGCCGCGTTCCGACGGCGGCGTATCGTGGAGACCGGGTGAAATCCGGTCTGTTTTGTTTTTCGTCCCGTCGAGCAAGGGGCTCACCATGACCTCGGCGGCTCCGGCAGTGCCGGGGTTGCTGCTGGCGGGATCGGGGAACCACACGGTGGCGGCGGGGGTGGATCTGGTTGTCCCTCTTGGGGAACCAGTCAAGAGCACGAGCATCATGCTCTCGGTGCAATGCCGGTCTGGGGATGTGGGCGTCAAGCTGGGAGACGAGACGAGCAACGTGGCGGAACTCCACGCGGGAGACTGCTACGTCTCGCCTGAAAAGGGCACGCCCTGGGGCCGTGCAAACCGCATTACGTTGACCAGCGCAGGCGGCGCAGAGATTTCCGTCATCGTCGAGGAGGTGGGCTAAATGCCCTACAGGGCATCAGGTGGTGGCGGGGGCGGTAGTTCTCTTGCCATCAATGCGAACCATTTCTTTGCAGACGACACGGCGCGAGACGCCTATTTCACCGCTCATCCGGCAGAACTGGTGAGCGGCCTTTTTGTCTCCGTTGGCTCCGGATACCAGCAGTGGGACGGAGCGGCATGGCAGGACAAGACCGCCGTTGTCCGTGGCCCTGCCGGGATTGACGGGCGGGCGGGGTTCGACGCGGAGAACAAGGACGTGGTGCAGATTGCCGGGGGTATGGCGGTAACGGGTCATGCGTCGGGCGTCGGAGTGCTGCGGGCCTCCGACGGGGCGGTGGCGTCTGCCGCAGTGGGGCTTATGTCTGCGGATTGCGCGGTGGGCGTGGCGCGTCGCGTGATTTCCGGGGGGCAACTAACCCTTGCCGACTGGACGGCGGTTATAGGAGCGGTGTCCTTGACCGCCAAAGCGCATTACTTCCTTGGGAGCACTCCGGGTACACTCTCGGCGACACCGCCGACGGCATCCGGGCATGTGTTGCAGCGCGTGGGTTTTGCCGCCAGTCCGGATACGCTGGTGGTCGAAATAGAGCAGCCGGTGCGGCTGTAATTTGAAAAAGGAGATGGTATAAATGGCAGCGCGTAAACCTCTCGTAATTGGAACGAACGGTCTTCCGGAGCAGCTTCAGGCGGCTGATACTCTCGATGCCTCCACCGGGGGGAAGGACATTATCAACCTGACGAACGCCAACGCGGGGAATCTGGTGCTTGGTGAACCGGTCTACATCAGCGCGTCGGGTTCCATGGACAAAGCGCAGGCCAACGCAGCGGCCACGGCTAAGGTAATCGGCTTCGTCGCAGACGCGACAGTGGCCACGGGCGCTGTCGGAGCATGCCAGACCGACGGCGTGCTCTCCGGGCTTACGGGGTTAACTCCAGGGGCAAGCTATTTTCTCGACGCGACAACGGCGGGGGCCATGACCACGACCGCGCCAATTACGGCGGGACAGTTCAACGTCCACCTGGGCACGGCAATTTCGGCAACGGAGCTTGAAATCAGCATCAAAAACCCTGTACGGCTGTAAGCGCAACGACAACGGCATAGCAACAACGACGGGAGGCGGCTTAGGTCGCCTCCCTTGTTTTTTGAGGGGGGCGAACTATGGCGAACAGAGTTCCAATGGTCATGAGCGATGCAGGGTTCCCGGAGCGCATGCAGACCGGCGACGTGCTGGTTGATGCGGCGGGCAACCCAATAGGTGGCGGCGGCGCGTCAACGTGGACAGATGGCCCTGCTTTTACCCGCGTTACGTCTGCAACGTTTGCCGTTGCCGACAACACAGAGAACCAGGCTATTTTTGCCGCAGGGAGGCCGGTACGCATTCGCCCGACTGGCGGCACATGGAAATACGCGGTGGTCACGGGGTACGCCTCCGGGACAGTAACGATTGCAGGGTGTCTTCCGGGGTCTAGCGAGGATGACGAAATCCAATATGCCGATTTTTTGCGGTATCAGATAGTGGAGGTCAACGTTCCGGGCAAATTCTCGGCGGCAGCGTCGAACACGCTCATAGCGTCGTTTGCCAAGTGGTTTGCTCAGTGGGGCGGTTCCCGCGCCTACATTGTGCGATTCCGTCACAAGGTGACGATGGACGACAGCGGAGCAAATCAGCCTCGCGTCAACGTCCGCGCCAACGGGCAAAACGTGGCGTCGGATAACTCCGGGGCAGGGCTCCCGATATCTGATGCTGCATGGGTTAAAGCGCCCGGAGCGGGCGGCGGCACAACGATAGACCGTAACCAGACCGGCAGCGGATCGTTTGCGGCGGCAGAAATCACCGGGCGGAAAAACGTCTTCGCCGCCGATGCGAACATTTCGCAGTTTACTCCTATGGGGGGCACTGCGCCATACACGGCAACGGTGGGTATTATCGGAACCAATGGCCTTGTACGCCACGTTTTCACGGCTCCCAACACGGGCCAGACCGTCGATATCGATGTGGCGGCAGGCGAGGGTATCGCCGTGTCGGGGTATGCAAGATCTGGCGGTGCGCTTCAGGCGGGCGAATCTGGGCATTATTCTGCCGGGAACGTCGTCGTGGGGACGAATTGCTCGTCTGCGTCCAGCTATTGCCCTCTGTTTACGTGTCAGGTGTTGCTCTCCGCCAACAGCATGCAGCAGTCCGCATACGCTCTCACGTTCGACAACTCGGACATTGAGGTAACGGTAGACGCCAACGGCAGCAACAAGGACGCGGAAAATCTGACCGTTCACATCGGCGTTGTGATCGAGTAGGAGGTGTCAGGCATGCACAAATACGAAATACGAACCATCGACGCCGAGGGCAATGCGGAGGTATGGCAGCTCCGGGACGATGGCATACATCGCCGGGTATCCGACGAGCACCAGGCATACCGAGCGTGGATTGACGAGGGGAACAAGCCAGAGATCATCCCCTACGAACCGCCACCGGCACCGTCGCTGGAGGATTTGAAGGCGGCGAAAACGGCGGAGATTGCCGCATCGCGGTACGCCGCCGAGGTGGGCGGCATTGAGCTTGACGGCGTAGCGGTGAAAACGGATCGGGAATCACAGTCCATGATGACCGCTGCCGCCGTGAGCGCCGAGAACGACCCGGAGTATACGGTGTGGTGGAAGGGCACCAACGGATGGTTCCAGATCGACAGTAAAATGCTTCTCCTGATCGGGAAAGCGGTACGCTCCCATGTGCAGGCGTGTTTCGACAAGGAGCGCGCTTTGAGCGTGGCAATCAACGCGGCTGAAACCCCGGATGACGTGGCGGCGGTGTCATGGGAAGCATAATCAGAATAGGGCGCGCTGCTCCAACGGTGACCGGTTGGAAGTGGATAAAGATTTCTGGCGCACGCCAGTACCATTCAGTAAACCTTTACTATATTAACGTTTACGAAATTGAGGTAAAGGACAATTTAGGCGGTAATCAACATCCAGGTTCGACGGCATGGGCACAGGATTATTACTCGTCCGAGTCCCCGTCAAACATGATTGACGGGAGCACCGCCACTAGGTGGTTAAGCAAAACTAGCGAGCCTTCGGCAACGTCAGTTTGGTGCGCGTTGTATAAGGCTGGGGGAATGGCGGCTAAAACGCTGCGGCTTAACGTCGCAACATCATATGCCCATCTAGGGTTTAGGAATGCCACCGTCTACGGGAGCAACGACAGCACCGATGCAGTTAATGGATCATGGACGACGTTGGCAACAGGCATAAACATGCACCCCACTGGCGGGTGGACAGACCATACATTGTCGTAGGCAGGTGCTCCCATGGACGCATACAAGCAGATTTTAGAGCGCTGGGGCCTGTCTGGCTGCGTTGTTGTTGGCGCAGTGGCGGCGATCCTGGCAGGTAAATTCGACGCGCTCCCTCTCTGGGGATGGGGCGCATTGTTGGGCGCGGCGGTCATGATTGGTCTCGTGGGAGCGCGTAACGAGGTAGCAGAGGCGGTCGGTGGGCTGCATTCGGCCATGTCTACATCGCTCGACGAGTTGGGAGAGACGGCAGAGAAAACAGCGAAGGACGTGGGCGATATTCGGAGCATCGTTCACAGGAACCTGTCTGCGGAGTTGCTTTGCTGGCTCCTGCCACGGTTCGGCGACGGGCTGAAATGGGAGCTGGCGCGGGCGGTACTCACCGTTCGGAGTGGGGAGCATGCGCAGGATCATGTTGCAGACGTGTTCCTGCCCGTGCTCCACGCCCAGGCAATGGATCTGTGTTTGCGCACTCGGAGCCTTGACGAGGCGACAATCCGTCTGGCCTATGAGTCTGCGCTTTACACCATCCTGCCCGACGTTTCGGCGTTCGTGGCGCAGCCGGGGTGCGGTGGATCAAATCTACACCGATCGGTTGACGTTGCCGTTGACCGAGCAACAAACGACCTGATTGCATCTCTCGGGGGTGGGTCATGACGTGCCCGACGTGTCCTGACATATTGGCGGTATTGGTGGCCTTCGTTGCGATCCTGTGGGCGTGGTGGTCGATAGTCCGTAGTAATAGAAACTTGCGGGCGCAACGGGGGAAATTCGATGAATCGGCAGCGCGGTTCCAGCAGCGGATAGCCGCGTCTCATGTGTTGATGAGTGGCGGCGTGGAAGCAGGGAGGGAGGAAAATAGCAATGAGGGAGTTCGAGCTTGTGACGGAAAGTGCCTTCCTGCTGGCGTTCCTGCTCGTCGGAGGTAGGGCTCTCTACGCCTACGCGGCGCAGGTGTCGCCGCATGAGCAAGCGCGGTTCTACGGCGTCGGTATCCTGTACTGGTGCGTCTCGTTTGCCGTGGCTCTGGTGGGCGAGTGCATGACCCTGGGGCCGGAATGGGGATGGATCGCCAATGCTGCTGATGCGGTGGGCTCGTGGCTCGTGTTCTGTGGTTCGTGTTTGCTGGCGTGGCCGTGCTGGGCGCGAAACGACGAGCGCAAATGTGCGCTGATGCATCCGCATACATGTTCGGTGCGGGTGGTGCTGTCGTTCTCCGGGCTCATCACGGCGGCTATCTGGTGCGTGGCGATCTGGGGAGCAACAGTGGCGGGGTACAAATCCTCATGGATCGACCCAGGGACGGCGGGCCGTGACGTGCAAATGCTCGGCGTTGAGTGGTTCGACGGATTCTTTGCCGTGGCAACAGCGTTGGCGACGGCGGCGGCAGGTGGCGTGTTGGTGCATTATTTCGGTGGACGACGCCACCCGGTAACGCTCGTGGGGTATTCCCTGCTGGCGTTCGCGGTGTCCGATGCCATCCAGCCGGTGGCGGCGTATGTGCCGGGTGGGTATGGTCCTGACAACGCGGTCTGGTGGATCGAGTGGGGTCTTGCGTGGTTCGGGCTGGCATTGTTCCTGTGGGGCAACTGGCGATGGACGAGGGAGGCGGTTTCATGACGCTGATTCTTCTTATGGGGGCCGCAATCGCGGCTCCTTTTTTGTTTCATGAGATGGGGCACTGGGCGGTGGCGAAACATCGCGGTATCCGTCTGAAATGGTTTCGGCAGGGCTGGCGTCTCCTGTGGGAGTTCCCCGAGGGAGCATTCAACGAGCGGGAGCGTCGGGAGATCGGTGTTGCCGGGTTCGCCGCGTCGAACCTGGGGGCGCTGGCGTTTGTTGCGTCAGCGTTCTGGTTCCCTGTTCCGGGGGCTCTGGCCTGTGCGCTGTACTCCGTGGTCAATGCTGGGTATATCTGGCATTACGCGGTCTACGTTGACAGCCAGCATGATGATTTCCGGCTGATTCGGTGACGCCATGACCCCGGCTGACCGAGTAGCGCGGGATGCATCGGCATATCTGGAGAATGAGGATTACACGCATGAGCACTATTTGCGGCAGCAGTTGGCTGCATCCGTAGCGTCATGGCGTCGTGCTCATGGGCTCGAATCGGATTGCTCCCCGTGCTGCACCATGACAGGGCGAGATTCCGAGGGGCAGTTGGCGCGGTTGTAGCCTGCCGGTCAATTACCAGTCAATCAAATTTTCCTTGCAGCGCAACGGATGATGGGCGATGCGACGTGAAGCGTAAATCAAAATGCTGCGGGAATTGCCGCCATTTCGTCAAGCTGCACAACGTGGAACACCTGCATGGCCTGTGCAACCGACTCGACTATGGCGCGGCTTCGGATTCGGGGCATGGCTGTAAATGGTGGCAGGGCCGGGAGTATGAACGCCCAAGCCGGTCGGAATCGTCGAAGCTGGTGCAATGGGAATTTAGCCAATGTTCGGAGCTTGCCATGTAAGAAAGGGAACAGCGTTTTCTTTTCATAACGATGCAAGATATGAAACGGAGGTGGCGACATGGGCGCAGTTATCGCGGCGCTGTTGTCGCCGCTTTTGCTATTTCAGGGGGTGCTATTGATGCCAATGAGCGAACGAGCGTTTACCGCGATCCTGGGGGCCGAGGGCGGTTATTCCAACCATCCGAACGACCGGGGCGGGAGAACGATGATGGGGGTTACGGAGGGCACGTTGCGGAGGGCGGTGTCGCTCGGCATCGTCCCTGCAAAGGATGTGCGCGAGTTGTCCCGCGATGAGGTGCGTGTCATCTACGACCGCCTCTACTGGCAACCGGCGAAATGTGACGCCATGCCGGAACGGTTAGCCATGGCGCATTTCGACGCCGCCATAAACCACGGGATTGGCGGTGCCGGAATCATCCTGCAACGGGCGCTCGGGGCGCTAGGACATGCGGTGAAAGTGGATGGTTCCATCGGGCCTATGACATTGGAGGCGTTGGAGAACGCTCTTGACGGCGTAACCGAAGACGAGTTCCTTATTGTCCTGCTGGCGAAACGTCTTGAGCGGTACGACGAGATTGTGCGTCATGATCCGTCCCAGGCTGTATTTCTGCGTGGATGGAACAACCGCATCCGCAATCTGCGGCGCAAGCTGGGGGTGTAGGAATGATCGAGAAGAAATTGGATTTGCTCGACGACATGAACGCGTCGGACTGGCTGATGCTCGGGCTGATCGTCGCCGGTGTTGTGGTGGCGGTGTGGGGGCTCGGGGAGGTGGCGTCATCCATGTTCGGGGCCGTGTCAGGATACGCCAGCAAGGGAGTCGTGGATGCCAGAAAACGGCGCAACGATGCAGTGTCATCCACCGATGCTGCCATGGGCGATCTACACCGAGCCGAACGGGACATCTACCAGGGGAGGGATATGCATGATGCAATGGTCGCTGAATCGCGAGATGTGGCGGAGAATGTTGTTCGGGATGCTGATCTGGACGATCTCATTGACGCTGCAAACGCCATCTGCGAGCGCCGCCGTGCGGAGGTCGGGAACTGACGATGTATCCATGACCAGCGGTGATTTTCGGGCGCTCATGGCCGAGCTCGCCGGGGTGACAGCGGAGCGTGACGCACTGCGCGAGGTTGTCGCCAGGGAAAGATCCAGCTTCGACGAGTACGTGCTCCGGGTGGGGGTGCTGGAAGCTCGACTGCACGAGGAACGGGCATCCTGGGCGAAGCTCGAAGAGGCGCAGGACACACAGATACGAGCGTTGACAAAAGCGATCCAACGGGCACGAGATGCGCAGTTGTGGTGGGGCGCTATCGGGCTTGGCGTGGGATACGGGGTGGCTCGTTGACGGTCGAGGAATTTGTTTCCATCATAAAGAAAAAGCCTCTCCACGAAGCAACGGCTAAAATGCTTCATGGGGAGGCTGTTGTTCATGATGCCCTTCAAAAGCGGCTTGTCTATGTGACTGCAAACGGTCTGCTTCATCATCGCGGATTTGTCGCCACAAGAAGCAAAGCAAATAACCCTCCTACTACGTGATGCTTGTGGTGAACTTTAATCTGGAAAGCCAGAAGAGAAAAAGACCAAAGACTAGAAACCAAATCATGTTATCCGATTCGGCTATTTAGTCGATGATCTCTTAGTCAATTGCGCAATAACGTTTCTATTTTTTTAAGAGATTTTCATAGATTCCGCTTCTGCTTCCATTGTCTAGTGGTCTTTTTCGATGCTATGTTTTCAGAAGCTTTCTTCATGGGGCTGCTTCCCACAAGTTTACCACATACCACCAAATAAGTCAAACATCGGATTTTATCTTGCCTTGCAAGCGTTCAAGTGCGGTTGTCGGCTTTTGCGCTGTAAAGTCTGAAAATCAAAGTCCGTAAAATTTCCGGTGAATGGGTCTTTTTGCCTTACTTTTTACGGTGAGAGGTGGGATGCTTCATGGACTATGGAAATCCGGTTATTCTGTCGCATGCGTTTGTCCCGTGGAATCCTACTACTATAAGTACTGCTGGTTATGGTGTTTTGCTGGATGTGGATCAGATGATGGATGGAACGTTCTGAGGGTATGCCGAGTTGGTCCATGGTGGAAAGCCCGCTCAAATGCAGATCGTCATGCCGCAGGTGGTTGCGCCGGAAGAGGAGCAGTAACAAAGGGGCTGCATGGGAATCGTTGACATGTGGCCCCAGATGTTTTCGTTTTCCATCATTTCAATTCCTCCCTTTGGTTCGTTCTCTGCTGCGCGAATTGTTGCGGCGCAAGCCGAAAGAAACTTGTCACAAAACTCGTCACTAATTTGTCACAAACTTGTCCCATAATTCGTCACAAATTTGTCACACGAGCCACGACACATCGAGCCGCGTTTTCGTGGCGTCTATCCGGCTGATGGTGGACGTTACGACGGCACGCAGATTTTCCCCAGTGGTCAGGCGTTCGCGGAGCATGTCCAGATCCACGGTATGCCCTTTCCCCTCGCGTGGTCTGGTGGCCTCGTATTCGGCATCCAGACGGGCTATTTCGCGCCTGATTGCGTCTATCCGGGTCTTCGCCTCGTCCCACTCAACCATGCCCGTTTCTATGGCTCTCAGGAGGTTGTCCCGGCGTCGGGTCATCTCGTCCCGTCTGGCGGCGTGGTTCTCGTCGTGGCGTGGTTCATCCGGCGGCGTTATGGCAATGTCTCCGGACAAGTACCGCTCCCGGATCAGATGCAAGACTGTCTCTTCGATTGGTTCGGCGTGGATCATTGGCGCTCTGCACCAGTCATCCCCGGCTCCGTGGTTCTTGGCGTCGATACGTTGGGCGCATCGGTAGTACAGACGCCTCCCGTTGCCCGTGCGGTGGCCATGCCCTCGTACCATGCGATACCCACAATGCCCGCAGCGGATCACGCCCACGAGCAAGGCTCGTTTGTCTTCGGCATTGACGAGAGATCGCAAACAAAACCGGCCATGCTTCGCCGTGTCTACCGCGTCGGCCATGTCCGGCGAGATGATGGGCTCATGCGTGTTGTTGGCTATCGTCCATTCGTCACGCGGTTTCACGTAGAGACGCTTTCCCGATTTGTCCTTCCGTTCCCGGTTGAACACCATATGCCCCAGGTTATATTCGCGGTTCCGAAACAAGACGTGATGCACCATGGAACCAGTCCATGCCGCCCCGCTTCGGGTGGGAATGCCTCGCTCGTTGTGTTGGCGGGCGATGTCGTTTACCCCTAGCCCCGCGGCATAGAGGTTGTGGATGTCGAACACGATAGCACCCTCGATGGTGTCCGGGCAAAGTGCCTTCCCGCCTTCGACCTCGACGACGCGGAATCCATAGGGCGGTTTGCCTCCCTGCCAGAAACCGCGAGAAGCACACGTCCTCATGCCTCGCAACGTATCCTCGCCCAATTGCCCGGAATAGAACTCGTTCACCCCGTCGAGAATGGCCGCGATCAATGACCCGATAGGGCCATCTACGGACGGCTCCGCGACGAAGAGCAGGTCGATTCCATGCCGTTTCAGCAGGCCACGGAACGCGGCGGCGATCTCGACGGATCGCGCTATGCGATTGCTTTTCCACGCGATGATGGCGCGGAACGGCGGTGTTCTCGACGTGGCGAGGTGGCGCATTCTGACGAACTCTTCGCGCTGGTCATCAGATCCACGTTTCCCGGCGTCGCAGAAATCCATGACGATCCGGTATCCGTGGGATAATGCCCATCGATCGATCTCCTCCTTCTGGCTGTCCAGGCTGATGCCGTCCTCTACCTGCGCATCTGTAGACACGCGGCGGTAGGCTGCGGCGGGGATCATCGTATCCATGACAGCAGTCGGGAGAACAGCCACCAGTAAAAGCGCTTCGTCCAGTAGAGGCGGGTCATAGCGACCACGAAAACAGGACGAAGGCCCCGACAATGATGATGACCACGTAAAGAACAACGTCTTCTTTTGCGATTCTAGTTTGCTTTTCTATGATGTCGTTGTTTATATCTATCTCCCTTTGCTTTGTGAACGCATCAAGCTCCTGGGCGTACATCGTTGTAAAGTCCATGGCGTCCTGACTTGAAAGGCCTGACGTGATTTCGTTCACCTCGTCGCTGTGGACGTTTGCCCGGTGGAAGGGGTTGCCACCGCTGGACGCGACCTTCCAAAGCTCGTCTGCGTGGCGTTTTGCTATTGATCGGGCAAAGATTCGTTTGCTGGCCCTGTCTCCTGACGGGCTCCCCTCGTTTGGCGGGGCGTATTGGCTCTCCCAGTCTTCCATGGTGACACCTCCTCAACTCAAGCAACCCAATTCTTCGCAGCGGATGCGCGCAGCGTGGAGAGATACCGCGTATTCTCTCGCCAGCTCTGGCGGAGTCCATCTTCTCCGACATAGAGGAAGCCGGGGCATTGTGAGTTCGGTTGCGAACACTGATGCTACCCGCTCGGCTATGGGGTTTTCAAGCATCCCGACGCCTTCCAGGTGGCGACACAGGACATGCCCGATTTCGTGCGCAACAGAAAAGCGGTTTCTCCCAACGATAGCAGACGACCTTATTATTATCGCATATCTGCCATTTTGTTTCACTGCTGCGGCGTCCACTTCGACGAATGGAGCTTCAAAAACTTCGATGCCGTGGGCCTCGCAAACCGCCAAAAGTGGAACCGGCGACGGAATGTCTGACCCAAAAGTTTTGATAAGCGCCTTCCTTGCCTCAACGACGGCAGCCGCGTTTTTTAGGATCAATGCTCGCAGTCCCCCTTGATGGGTTTGAGTTTCCCCGCTTTCACAAGAGCGTTGAGCCCTTGCGTCATGAGCATGCCAAGTATTTCGGCGTCATCATTCCCAACATCTTCTGGCTTGTTTCGGATGGTTCGTAGCGCCAATGTCACTTTCATTACATCGACAGGGGAGTCTTCCTTCGACGAAACTGTCTCCCCCATAAGCTCGTAGACCGTTGTCCCGAGAGCCTCGGCGATGGCTGGAAGCTGCGTCGCGTCCGGGGCGCTTGTGCCCTTTTCCCAACGTCCGACCGTGGGCTCTGATACCCCAACGAGCTTTGCGAAATCCCCCTGTGTAATCCCTTTTGCTTCCCGCGCTGCCCGCAATCGCTCTCCAAAAGTTGCCATTTTTCGCACCCCTTCCGATAGTTTGCCCCTGCAAAAATGATACTGCTGCCCCGGCAAAAGTCCATAGACAATGATGGCGACTACATCCATCAAATCCGAAGCGAACTGACATCAAAAATGCTTGACATCGTGCGTCAAAAATGATAGTCTTACCTCGCACCGAAGAGAGCACCTTGAAAACTTGATCGCGAGACGCCGGGCGCTGCGAGAAAACGCGCCTAGCCTCCGCAGAGCGGCGAGGGGGTGAGCGCGAGTTCGCCACGATCCCCCGAAGACCTGCCACGACGCGGAGAACCCCGTATTTTTTTGATAGAAGGAGGTGTCAGAATGGATAAGTTACGAGCTGTCAGGATTGAAAAGGGCTGGTCGCAAGGGCGATTAGCCGAGGCCATAGACGCATCAGAGGCAAGCATCTACAGGTGGGAGCGCGGTATCACTTCGCCTTCCATTGCAGACATCGAGAAGGTTGCGAAAGCCCTTGGGGTGAACGTCGGAGACCTGATCGACTTAAACCCTACGCGTCGCCGTCGCAGCCGAGAGAAGTCCGAATCGACCGCGACGGCGCAAGCATAGTGATTCGACTGTAAGGAGGTAACAACATGCAGATGATGCCATTGCACGAGGTAAAGGCTGTAACGCGAGCTAGCGGGGCGTTTAACGAAAAAGTGAAAGTTCTAGTAGAAGACATCCGCGAAAACGGCTTGCGTGAGCCGGTCAAGGTGGACAAGAGAGGCTTTGTTGTTGACGGGAACAAACGAGTGGCGGCGTTCCAGCGGTTGCGACTCGAAGAGATTCCCGTTGTAGTCGTGGAAGACTCCGCAGACGTATCGAGGGGTGTCGGTTCCGTTGGCACGATGGGTAACGACAAGATCGAACGGTACGGGTGGAGCAAGAACACCGGGAATATCGGTTCATTTGAATGGCTGCACAAGGAAGAGCTTCTTATTGACCCGGTATACCAACGCGGAGTGTCAGATCAACGGGCGCTGGCGATTGCCAGAACCTGGAAGTGGGAGGCTGTTGGCGTCCTGATTGTAGCGGCACGAGACGGGATGTTTTACGTCATAGACGGGCAACACAGGCTCCTTGCAGCAAAGCGGCGTGCCGATATCACCACGCTCCCGTGTCGTGTATTCGAGAACGTGAACGAGGCAAAAGTTTTTCTTGACTGCAACGTGCAGAGACGACCGCTTAAATCGCTTGAGAAATTCGCAGCGCAACTCATGAGCGGCGACAATGTCGCAGTTCAAATTGACCGGGACCTTAAAAGCCGTGGCTTTAGCGTTCCGAAGAAAAGCTCCACTGCTAACCCGAAGCATGTTTGCTGTCTTTCCGCGATGCTAGATGCGTGGAAAAAGGATCGCGATTTGGCGCTAGAGGCTTTTGATTTTTGCGCGTTTGTGTGTGACGGAAAAGAGCAAATAAGGAGAGATTTTTTTGATGCAACATTTGCGGCGGCGCGGCTTGAGCGGAAAAGAGGAAGGTCTATCGGCGAATCTGCAAAGAGGATGAAACGAATTGGAATAAACGTCATCAATGCGGAGATGAAAAATAGCGCGCTGCTTCTAAGGAAAGACCATCTTACGGCATGGCTTCACGGGTTCGTGAAATGCTTCAACAAGGGTCTGCCGGAGTCAAAGCGGATTCGGTTGGAGTTTGTGGAATGAGCAGATCGGTTGAACCGTTCCGCATCCATCCGGCGCTTGAGTCATACGTGAGGCCGCAGACGGACGAGGAAACGCGGCTTCTGGAAGAATCGCTACTCGCCGAGGGCTGTCGTGATCCGCTTGTCATCTGGGCCGAGGAGAACGTGCTCGTTGACGGGCATCATCGCAAACGCCTCTGCGACAAGCACGGCATCATGTACTCCACGGTGTTCCGCTCGTTCGCCGACATAGACGAGGCAAAAGCCTGGATGGACCTTAATCAGCTTGGACGGCGCAATCTGGGCCGCGAGGAGCGCGACGAGTTGATACGGCGGCTGGCGGATCGAGGTGTGAAGCAGAAGGAGATCGCGGCGGCGGTGGGGATGTCCAAGGCGCGCGTGTCTGAAATAGTTTCAAAAAGTTCGGAAACCGAACTGCGTAATAATTCACAAAGTCCCGACCTCACCCGCACGATGAAGATGGAAGACGAGATCGCAGCCCTCAAGCGCAAGTTTCAAGACGAAAAAATACGGCTCGAAGGCGAGGTGCGGATGCTTCAGGGGAAAGAAGAAGGCTGGGGGAAGATCAGCGACGATCTACGCGAGAAGTTGAAGGCCGAGAAGGCCAACGCAGACCGGCAGGCGAAGGAGCTTGCAGATGAATTGAGGAGGACGCAGCAACGGGCGCGGGAGCTTGAAGAGCGCGTCAATGCTGGCGGCGTCGAGAAGGTCGAGGTGGAGGTTCCCGTTGAATCGCCGGAAGCGCTGGCGGAGATCGAACGGCTCAAAGGCGAGATCGAGCGGGTACGGAATGAAGAGCACAGCAAAGCGGCGATGGCGTTCCAGAAGCAGATGGATGATCTGCGGGCGCAACTGGACGCCAAGGAAACAGAACTGGCGCGGGCTGCTGCCGAGGGCAAGGACGCCGAAAAGCTGCGGCGCGAGAAGACGCGGCTTGAATCGGAGATTGCCGAAGCGCGAAAGCAGAACGAGCGTGGGTTGACGAAGGCGCGGCGTGTTGAGTCGTTGCGCGAGGTGTTGCGTGTCGAATCGGTTCTCGAAGAATCGTTGCAGGTGCTTTCCGAGGCGTTGGCCGCGGGCGATGTTGAGCCCACGTTGGAGCAGGGGCTTGAGCGGATGTTTACCGCCATCGGGAGCCTCGCCGATGAGGCACTTGACGTAATCCAAAGCAGCCGCGAACAGGCAAGCAACGTCATTCGGATTGGAGGTGGGAGTTGATGGGTGCAAGGCGGAGGTTTCGCACGTTCCTGGGTGATGTGGACGCGGTAGCGGAGGCGTTGGAGCGGGGAGAAGAGCTGTCCGTCAGCGATGTGGAGGCAATTGCGCTCCCCAGCGTGGACAAAAAGAAGGCGTATCGCAACGTCTCGAAGCAGCGAGTAAGGGCGCTGATTGCATCGCTTGGCGGCAGGTCCGAAAGGAAGTTGTATTTTTCGGTTCCCGCGTCGGATGGCTCCGGGCGGTTCGTCTATAAGCACGTCCGGCACATGAGTGACAAGCAAGCGGAATGGATGGAAAGAGACGAGCTTCGCAAGCTGGAAATGCAGGAAGCGAAGTGCGAACGAGCACGACAACGACTTGCCCGTGCGAAGGCGGAGCGGCGGCAAAAGAAGCTGTCCTTCTGGGACACACTAGACATTGAAGGGTTTGCCGCTTCTGGCGGCAACTGAACCTGAAAGCCCTGCTTCGGCGGGGCTTTCGCATTTCCGGGAGGTGCATCATGCACGCACGATTTGAAGGCATTGCGGTTATCCGGGACGAGATCCACTCCCTGCTTGTGCAGGTACGCGAGACGGGCAAAGAGATGCGGCAGACGATGGACTACTACGGCAAGACCCCATCGGCGACCATCGCGGCGGAGCAGTGCGAGATATCCCACGACACCACGCCGGAGGATGTAGACCGCGAGAAGGCGGCGCTTCGGGCATTTGATGGCGAGATGATCGCAAAACTTGACGTGATAAAGGGCGAACTTCGCGGGCTGCTGCGGACGTTACAGGGCAGTGAACCGGAAGACATCATCGAAAAGATCAGGGCGGCAAATGCCGCTTAGGGGGTGCTCATGGAAGGGCAACGGGTACTAGTTTCAAACATCAACGGGTTTCAGGTCCGTGAGATATTCCCGCCGGGGCTGAACGAACAGACCTATGCGACGGAGGCGATGAAGAATCCGAAAATCCGGGGCGCGTTCGAGGCGATCTTGCAGCAGGAGTTACGCAAGCTGGAGCGGAATGCGGGATAAAGAAAACCCCTTGACCGGGCAGGGCCAAGGGGTGGAGGCGGGCGACGGGTGCTTTCCTGTTGCCCCCATTATACCACGGGAGGTGGGTTCGATGAGAAAAATGATTATCGCAATGCTGGCGGTTCTGGTGTTTTCGGGTGTGGCGTCTGCGTGGCCGGGGGATCGGGCGTTCCCTGCGCTTCCGGAATTCGGATCGACGCCGGACAACGCACACGGGTACATGCTCCGGGCAGGATGGGACATATCGAACATTGAAGGGAATGCGGTCTATTACGCGAAGAGCGCACATGCGGCGCGGCTTGAGTTCTCTGGTAGCAGCCTGGTAGACGTGACTATTTTGTACTGGTTCGAGACTTCCAGCGAGGCGAACAAAAAAGCATCCCAGGTTATGCGCAAGGTTTCGGCGGAGCTTGGCGAGTGCGTTGACCTCAATAACAACTCCTACGGGTGGACCGGATACCCGAACATTGTTTTGCACATTGACGGGCGAATAGTTGCCCTGAATGCGTCGGTTAAGTGATCGTCATGATCCACGACGTTATCAGGAGCAAAACGGGATCTCGCGGAGAGATGGTTGTTGACGTGTGGCGAGGTGGCGGACGAGAGTTCCGCAGACAGCGTCGGGGGTGGGCAACGGAGCTTGAGTACACGGGCTGCGTCAACCTGACGCGGGCAATCAGAATCGCATCGAAATGGGGGCGGTGTTCATGACACGGAACATGGCGGGTTTTGCTTCGGCGCTGGTTGCGTCGCACAAATTGGAAACCATCAGCGACGGCGACCACCGGGCGCAAGGGTTGCGAAAGTGCATCACGGTGCGGCAGGCTGAAGAATGGCGCGAGTTGGTTGATCGTGTACTGGGGGATATGGCGTTATGAACGAGTACGGGGCGCTGTTGGATCGCCTGACGAATCTGGAAAAGCGCATCCGGGAAATGGAGGAATTGATGAGGAGGGCGCACGATGACCGAGGCAGCGCGGGCGTATCTGGAGAATGAGCGGTTCCAGTCGGGGTTTTGTGCGGGATGCGAGGCCATTGTCCGCGATTCCAGCGGGTACGACGATTGCCCATCCGGTCAGGTTCCCGGCGATCTGGCGTGCGTTCGTCGCCACCTGTACCGGAACATTGAAACACTTTTGACGGAGGCTGACGAGCAATGGCAAAGCGCGGAATAAAGCCGCTGATGCTGTCGAAAGAGGACATCGCCACGTTTCGCAAAATGCGTCATGACGGCATGTCATACGACAAGATTGGCGATGTACTTGGCTTATCGCAAGCAGTAGCCATGCGTATAGCTAAAGACTACAAGATTGAAGGCCCTCCGTCTCTTGATGAGAGGGATTCGGCGCAGGCGTTGCAGATGTTGAAAGGTGGTATGACTGCTGTTGACGCTGCGACGGAGATGAGTAAGCCGAAATCGCAGCGGGTTATGAAAAAAGCTCCGCAGAATATTCGATTGCGAAACCACACGCTGGGCGAGATCGTGCCGGGGCGGTGGAAAATCAACGGCATAGCCTACGACTACATTGAACGGATCAGCGACGGGCATTTTCTTTTCCGGCATGTATTGGGCCGGTATAGTGAAACGTTTACACGTAACCAGTTGATAGAAGGGGGTGCGGTGCGATATGGCGGGTGATGCTTTGGTGTCTCGGTCACGAGCGCATCAGCGATACAGAAATTCGGCGGGAGAGATCGTTCCCGGCGTGACGACCATAACGGGACTGCTGGCAAAGCCGTTCCTGATTCCGTGGGCGAACCGTATGGGGTTACAGGGCATCGACACTACGAAATACGTCGATGCGGCGGCGAGGGTCGGCACTCTGGCCCATGAGATGGCGCAACACCATCTCGGGGCCGAGGAACCCGATTGGAACCAGTACACGCCGGCGGAGCGCGACCTTGCGGAGAACTCGTTCCTCTCGTTTCTGGAGTGGGCGAAGGAGCACGTTCTTGAAACGCGGATGATTGAGGAGCAGTTGGTTTCGGATACGTGGGGGTATGGCGGTTCCGTTGACTGGTACGGGCTGCTCGACGGGAAATGGACTCTGTTGGACCTGAAGACGGGGAAGGCCATCTATGACGATTATCTCTTCCAGGTGTCCGCGTATGCGCTGGCGTTGCAAGAAAACGGGCATCCGGTGGACTCGGTACGCATCCTCAATATCCCGCGCACCGAGGACGAGAAATTCGCCGAGAAGGTTTTCACCATGCGGCAGGTAGATATGGCCTTCCGTGGCGTGTTCCTGCCTCTGCTGGAGGTCTACAAGACGAAGAAGGAGTTGGGGATGAAATGACGAAAGCTCTTGCGGTACAGTCGCAGGTGATGGGCCAGGATCAGGTCGATCTGGTGAAGCGCACGGTGGCGAAGGATGCGACAAACGACGAACTGAAGATGTTCCTTCACCTCGCGCAGACGTACAACCTTGATCCGTTCGCCAAAGAAATTTGGTTCATCAAGCAGGGTGGACAACCATTGATGATGACGAGCCGGGACGGATACCTCAAGATCGCCAACGAGCACAAGGATTTCGAGGGTATGGCGTCCGATGTGGTGTATGCGGAGGATTCGTTCGAGCGTTCGAGCGATGGCGTTAAACACGTCTATGGGGGTAAGGATAGGGGCGTAATCGTCGGAGCCTATGCCCTTGTCTATCGGAAGGATCGGCGCATTCCCGTTTACGTGTTCGCGCCTTACAAGGACTACGCCAAGGGCAACAACGTATGGCGCACGTATCCGCATGCGATGATTCTAAAAGTGGCCGAGGCTATGGCGCTCAAGCGGGCGTTTTCGCTCTCGGGTCTGGTGACAAGGGAGGAAGTGGACAGCGGAGATGGAGACGCGCCCGAGGTTATCAACGCCGAAGTGGTTGAACATGCCACGCAGCAGCCAAAGCCGGAGACCAAAAACGAATGGGACGACATCTTCAGGGGCTACGTTACCCGGTATGGCAGCGAGTCCAAGGCAAAACACGCGGTGAAAGAAGTTCTTGCGGGCAGGCCGTTGAATAGCAAGGTTTTCGGCGACCTCCGCAATCATTTGGAATCTCTGCCGGAGTCGGACGAAAACGGCATGGCCGACGACCATCACCCGATGCCCGGAGTTGACGACCACGCAGCCGCTTAGGTGGTGTTTGCATGAGCGCGGCGGCTGAATTTTTCCGGGAGTTGTACCGGCATGCGGGAGACGGGTACCTGGAGTTGCGCATGTTGCCGTCGCGTCAACAGTCATTCATGGAATCGACAGACGATGCAGCGGCGGCAGCGGAACGCATCAAAAATCAAAACGTGTATTTCGGCGTCGGTCGGCGTATTAGGGAGAGCGGGACAAAGGAAGACGTCTCCGCTCTCCCGTGCGTCTGGGTTGATGTGGATACGAAAGATTTCCCCAACGAAAACGCGGCGAAAAAGGCACTTTGGAATGGCAGGCCACCCGGCGGATGGTCTGCCATTGTTGCAACCGGGGGCGGGTTCCACGCCTACGCGATTCTGTCGGAGCCGGTGGAACGCGAAGGCTTCCACCGCGTGGAGGCCATAAACAGGGGGCTTGCAAAGGCCATCGGAGGGGATCCCCGAGCATGTGACGCGGCGCGTATCCTCCGGGTGCCTGGGACGTACAACTGCAAATACGACACGCCGCGCCTCGTGCGTGTAGCAATAGCCGATTGGTCTGTGGAGTACGGTAGCCTCGACGAGTTCGAGCGGTGGGAGGAGCTTGGCGGCGAGGTGGTGCCTACGCGGGATCTTTCCGGCGATCTGTCGGAGGACGTGCGCAGTCTGATTGAGTCGTGTGATTTCCTGCGGTATGCGCGGGATTGCGCCAAAACGCTACCGGAACCGCTGTGGTACGCCATGATCAGTAATTTGGTATCCATGCGTGGTTCGGTGCGGGCCATCCACGAGATGAGCCGGGAGCATCCAGGGTACAACCGGCGATCCACGGACGAAAAAATACTCCACGCGTTGGATGCGTCCGGGCCGATTACGTGCGCGAAAATCCGGGCCGATGGGTTCCACTGTACAAGGACATGCGGCGTTGCTGCTCCTGCGGGTCTCGTGTTCCGCAATGCGGCGCAACCCAAAGGGGAAAACCCCTACGAGGCCATAGACGGAGCTCGAAAGGCCATGGTTGAGGAGGCGATACCGCCAGACGGATTCATTGACCAGTACGTCAAATACTGCACGGCGTTGACCGATGCGCCGAAGATTTTCCACTTGTTTTCAGGGCTGACGCTGTTGTCTGCCACGGTGGGACGGCGTATTCAAACAGACGGATTCGGCGGGCGTCCGCTGTTTCCGAACCTCTGGACGGTGATATTGGCCCCGTCGAGCGTGTACCGGAAGTCAACAGCCATCGGCATTGCGGAGGATTTCATGGGCAGCGTAGGGTTGAAGTTGCTGCCGCAGGAGTTTTCGCAGGAGCAGTTGATTGTTGACTTGCAAGACCATCCGCATTCAACGTTTGTTTGGTCTGAATTTGGGTCTGCGTTGGGGAATTTCCAGAAGGAATACATGGCGGGAACAAAGGACGTGCTGGCGGCGCTCTACGACTGCCCGGACCAGTACCAGAGAAAACTACGGTCTGGAGAATTGAACGTGGTAAACCCGTACATCTCCATCCTTGGTGCGACGAATGTTGACTGGATGGCGAACAAGGGCATTACAAACGACCTTCGCGGGGGATTCCTTGCCCGCATCCTGTACGTGCCATGCACCAGCAAGGATTATGAAATGGACAGTCCCGGACACCGGGACCATGTGTTTCGGCAATCGCTGGTCAATTCGTTGTGCGAGGTCCAACGCATGGCGGCAACGTCGTTTTCGTTCAAGCATTTGGAGGGGCGACGGCGGGAATTGCGGTGCGAACTGGACGAGATAGCGCGGGTGAGCGAATACACCGTGGAAATGTCGGCGGCATTCAGCCGGTATCAGGCGGTGGCGATCAAACTTGCGATGCTGTATGCGGTGAGCATCGGGCAATGGGGCGGCGAGATTGCCCCGGAGTGTTTCGAGTGGGCTGTAACGTGCATCCGCATCCTGAAGAGTTCCCTTGAGGATTTGTTGCGGGGCGTGCCGTTGAATCGGGACGATGAACTGATGGTGGAGGTTAAGCGGAAGATGCTGGCGCTTCATCAGAATGGCGCAAAATGGATAAACAGAAGAGACCTTGTGAAATTGTTGCACAGAAAAACATCAACCGTGGACTCCTGCCTAGCGGATTTGCGCGAGATGGGCGCGGTTAAGGAGGATGTTGTTTCTACGGGCGCTCGTGGGCCAAAAACCCATATGTATCAACTGGTTGTATAGGCGAAGAAACTCGCCGCAATCGTGCCGCAAATTCGCCGCTAATTTGCCCATAAATATGCCGCAAATACGCCGCACGGTTCGGAAGTAGAAATTCGCCGCAAATACGCCGCACGGCGTAAAGGGGGATGAAATACATGAGAGGTTACAACAAGACCATTTTGCTTGGTAATTTGACGCGTGATCCCGAGGTTCGGTACACGGCATCGAAGCAAGCGGTTGCATCGTTTTCGGTGGCGGTAAATCGCGGTTGGAGCGATAAGAACGGGGAAAAGCATGAGTCGTGCGACTTTGTGCCTGTTACGGTATGGGGGAAGCAGGCGGAGAACTGCGAAAGATATTTGAAAAAAGGATCAGGAGTACTCGTCGAGGGGCGCATTGCTGTTGAGCAATATGAGAAGGATGGACAGAAGCGCACGGCAACGAAGGTCGTTGCTGCCTCGGTGCAGTTTATCGGCGGGTCTAAAAGTTCTGGCAATCCCGGATACGAGCAGTCCGACGCAGCGGAGCCGGAGGAAATCCCCTTCGATCTGGGCGACGGCGGCGGCGGCGATGAGGTCCCGTTCTGATGCGTCTGGAAATCCCCGGCGTTCCTGTGGCGAAAAAACGTCCGCGATTTTTCCGCAAGGGGAACCACGTTGGAACGTATAACCCGCAGCAGACCGAGGAGGGCTCATGGTTGTGGCACGCCACACAGCAGATACAGGGTAAACGGATATCCGGGCCGTGCTCCGTGTTGGCGTCGTTTGTTCTTCCCATACCGAAGAGCGCCACGAAACGCAATGCGGCGCTCATGGCGTCTGGATCGTTGCCGCATACCAAGAAGCCGGACATCGACAATCTTCTGAAGTTCGTCATGGACTGCCTGAATGGTGTTCTCTGGCATGATGACGCGGCGGTTGTGTCCGTGACGGCGCGGAAATGCTACGGAGCGGAACCTAAAACGATAATCGAAGTGGAGGAAATAGCATGAATCGCTTTACCGAAGCGGTAACGGAGTTTCACCGGGCATTCGAGCCTCCGACGGGCGAAGGGTGCCTTGACGACATCGACCTGGTAGCCCTGCGTAAGCGACTGATCCGCGAGGAATTCAACGAGCTTTGCGACGCGTGTGACCAGTTCCACGCAGCCGAGGGGCACAAGGCGAGACACGAGGCCAAGGTTGAAATTTTGGATGCCCTCGCAGACCTGCAATATGTGCTGTCAGGGTTCGGCATCGTTTTTGGGTTCCAAGTGGAAGAGGCTTTCGAGCGGGTACACATGACGAACATGGCGAAGTTGTTTCCTGACGGGAAGCCCCATTACCGGGATGATGGGAAAGTCCTGAAACCAGACGGGTGGACGCCTCCGGCGCTGGACGATCTGGTGTGAGGTGGTGCAAATGACACCGTATGAGGAATTTTTGGGAACAAAGAAACTCATAGCAACGCCAAGCGGGTTTGAAGTAGGGGAGTCGGCAGTCAGCGACTCCCTTTTCCCATTCCAGCGCGACATCGTGCGATGGGCGATCCGCAAGGGGAAGGCTGCAATCTTCGCCGATACTGGCCTTGGCAAGACGAGAATGCAACTTGAATGGGCGAAGCACGTTGCGGAGGAAACCGGGGGAAACGTGCTCATTTTTGCACCGCTGGCGGTGGCTCCGCAGACAAAACGCGAGGGCGAGAAGATCGGAGTTCGCGTTCACGTGGCGCACGGCATGGGCGACATCGTGCCGGGAATCAACATCACGAATTACGCCAAGATCCACGACAAAGACGGCGCATTTCGGTTCGACTCGGATAAATTCGCGGGCGTCGTTCTGGACGAATCGAGCATCCTCAAATCCTACGAGGGTGCGTTTCGCAAGTCCATTACGCAGTTCTCCGCGCATATCCCCTATCGACTCGCATGCACGGCAACACCTGCGCCCAACGATCAGACCGAGATAATCAACCACGCCGAATACATGGGAGTGATGACGGGGAAAGAGATTCTCGCAACGTTTTTCATTCAGGATGGGAACACCACGCACAACTGGCGACTCAAGGGGCACGCGGTGAAGGATTATTACCGATGGCTGGCATCGTGGGCCGTGGCGTTGCGCAATCCATCCGATCTTGGGTACTCGGATGACGGGTTCATCTTGCCGCCTCTGAACGTCCACGAGATCACCATAGGGCAGGGGTTGTCGAGTGATGGCGCGTTGTTCGACATGCCCGCGCAGACATTGAGCGAACAGCGCAAAGTCAAGCGCGACAGCATGCCGGAGCGCGTGCGGGTTGTCGCCGACATGGTGAACGGCAGTAGTGACCAGTGGATTGTATGGTGCCACCTCAACGACGAGAGCGACGCGCTGACAGCTGCGATTCCTGGAGCGGTTGAGGTGCAAGGCAAGCACGACGACGAGCACAAGGAGCGCGCCATGCTCGGATTTGCCGATGGAAGCGTTCGCGTGCTGGTGACGAAACCGCAGATTGCCGGGTTTGGCATGAACTGGCAGGGATGCCACAAGGTTATTTTCGCCGGGCTTTCGCATTCCTACGAGCAATACTATCAGGCTGTGCGCCGCTGCTGGCGGTTCGGGCAAACCAAACCCGTAGACTGCTACGTCATCAGCGCCGAAGGAGAGGGGGCAATCGTGGAGAATCTAAAACGGAAAGATCATGACGCCGCCGCCATGATGACGGGATTGGTGCGCGAAATGTCGGTCTACACCGACGAGGATTTGCACGCCACAAAGCGAAGCGAAATGGAGTACAACATCGAGCACACGGACGGCAACGGATGGCGGCTTTATCTGGGCGATTGCGTCGAGCGCATAGACCAGATCCCCGATGAATCGGTTGGGCTCTCGGTATTCTCGCCGCCGTTCCCAGGCATGTATGCCTACACGGATTCGAGCCGCGACATGGGCAACGTCAAGGACGGCGATGAAATGCTGAAGCATTTCCGGTATCTGGTGGGGAAAAACAAGCTTTACCGGATACTCAAACCGGGGCGTTCGGTCTGCATCCACCTGACCCAGACGCCGATTTTCAAGCATCAGGCGGGGTATGTTGGGCTCAAAGACTTTCGCGGCGATGTCATCCGGCTGATGGAGTCCGAGGGGTGGATTTATTACGGCGAAGTCACCATCGACAAAGACCCGCAACTCAAGGCTATGAGAACGAAGGATGCCACCTTGCAATTCAAGAGCCTTTCAACCGACTCAAACCGCATGCGTCCGGCTATGGCCGACTACATCCTGATCTTCAAGAAGCACGGCGACAACGCGGAGCCGATCAAGGCCGGAATGATGAACGCTGGCGGGTGGATCACGAATGACGAATGGATAGAGTGGGCCGCGCCGGTCTGGTACAGGGCATCGGGGGACTACCCCGGAGGAATCCGTGAGAGTGACGTGCTCAACGTCCGCGAGGCGCGCGACGATGACGACGAAAAACACCTCTGCCCGCTGCAACTGGGCGTCATTGAGCGGCTCGTCAAGCTCTACAGTAACCCCGGCGATACTGTTTTCACGCCGTTTGGAGGCATCGGTTCCGAGTTGTACGAGTCGGTGCGGCTCGGTAGAAAGGCTATCGGAATTGAGTTGAAGCGCGCCTATTACGAAACAGCGATACGGAATCTCAAACGCCTTGAGGCTGAAAAGTCCCAGGGCATTCTTTTTGCTGACGAGGAGGTTGCATAAATGAAGTTGCGATTTAACCGGGAAACGTTTCTTGCGGCGCTGGCGAAGGCGGAGGCCATCGTTTCGGCCAGAGTAAGCAATGCGCCTACGGGGGTGCTCGTTCGATCGACGGGCGACGGCGTGCAGTTGCACGCGACGAGCCTAAAAGAAACCCTGACGGCAACAGTTGATGCGGAAGCAGAGAGCGGGGCGGTGATCCTCCCCGCTCCGTCTTTTGGCGACATCCTCCGCAAATTCTCGGCTGACGTGGTGGACGTGGAAGAGAATGCGGGGAAGCTCGTTGTGAAGTGCGGGAAGAGCAAATACAACCTGACAACGACTTCGGCAGACAGGTTCCCGGAAACCGAGTATGGCGAACGGTCACATCTGGCGACGGTAGCCGGTTCCGATCTGGTAAAGGCGATTCAGTCGGGCGGTATTGCCGCTGCTCCGAAAGAGCAATTTCCGCTTTACTTGGGGGGCGTTTGCATCCATGGAACGGGTGACAAAATCAATATTGTTTCGACGGATTCCCGCCGCGTGGCGTGCTATTCCGTGGCGGCACATGGGGAACCGTTTCAAGTGGTTGTCCCTGCTGATTCCATGCGTCGAATCGCTCGGGTTGTGGGTGGCGGCGATGTTGTCATTGAGCGCGACGCGGGACAGGTGTTTTTCTCCACCGAGGGCATGACGTATGCCGTCCGTATGATTGAGACGAAGTTTCCTCCGTATGAGCGCCACATAGAAGCCGCGCATGACTGCGGTTTGAGCGTCAACCGGAAGGAAATTGTCGATGCCCTTGGGCGCGCGTCCATCATTGCCCGAGGCGGTACGGGCGTTGCCACGCTGCGCATGGTTGACGGCGGTTTGCGTGTCTCGTCGTGGAGCAACAGCGGCACATGCTCCGAGGTGGTATCGGTGACGCCGAAGGGGTTGAGCAAGTTTGTGGCGTCGTTCAACGTGGAATTTCTCATGGCGGGGTTGCAGCAGGCAGAGGGCGACGATGTTGTCATTTCGTGCCGTGGGGAGAAAGAGCAAGCAGCGATCTTTGGGGTATTCAGTTACGTCATCATGCCGGTAGCGTTGTCAGATGAAGAGCGCTCCGGCATGGACATTGCCGAGATCATGGCAGCGTAAGGGAGGCCACAAAATGAAAGCAGTGCAGATTAACGAAACGGAATGGTTCGTACCAGAGCGTGGTGGCCTTTTTGAGCAACGTTTGGACGATGGCGAAATGTTTGATAGGTGGCGTCGAGTTCTTGCTGCCATCGGACAACTGCGAGGGGCAATAGATCAGAGGCCAAAGGCTGGATTCTCGCGTGATGAAATCAAGCGGATTGCAGAGAAAAACAGGAATGAACCTCTTCCAGACGTTGAGCCGTGTCCATTCTGCGGGCATGCTACGACAATATGCTTCTATTCACGATATTACATTGCGTGCCTTGAATGCCCATATCAGAGCGGATCGTGTGATTGGGATAGGAACGAAACAATTCGACAGCACAACGCTTACGACTTGTTGGTCAAAGCGAAGA